AACGTCCTCAAAATTTAATTCAACAGATGCGTTGACATATCTATCAACCACGTGTATCATTCTCACTTACCTCAACAAAATAGGTGAACGACGATGAAAATTATTTTTGGATTCTTGCTTTTATTTTCTGTATCCGCGATGTCCAACCCGTATGGACAAGGTATCCCACCAATGGGTATGGGAATGCCCGGTTATGGCATGGGCGGAATGGGAATAGGCATGGGAATGCCCGGTTACGGATTTCCGGGCATGGGAATACCACCTCCCCCAAGAATCAATCCTCAGAATTATAATTTACCACCCCCTCAGTATCAATCAATATGGGATGGTAATTGTATGTGTTATCGACCATTTCAACCAACGTATCCTTATTAAACTATGCCACTTTTAACAAAAAAGTTTGAGTATCTTCCGCTTAAACGCAAGAATGAAGATGGAAAGCGTTTATACACTACTCCATCTGGACAAGCGGTTGCTTCAGTAACAACCATTCTTGATGCCACAAAACCAAAAGAAAAGGTCAAAGCATTAAAAGAATGGAAAGAACGAGTAGGAACAGAAAAGGCAAAAAAGATCACCACGGAAGCTGCAAATCGCGGCACAAAGATGCATTCTCTCTTAGAAGGATATGTTGAGAATGGTATCTTGCCGGAAAGAACCAGTAACCCATTTTCTTGGCCGGCCCATGCGATGGCTAAAGCAATCATCGACAATGGACTATCCAACGTAAACGAGGTTTGGGGAGTTGAAATCGGTTTATATTTTCCGCAATTGTATGCAGGAACAACTGATTTAGTTGGAGTTCATGATTCTGCCGAAGCGATTATGGACCATAAGCAAACCAATAAACCAAAAAATCGTGAATGGATTGAAGATTATTTTTTGCAATTAGTGGCTTACGGATTGGCCCACGACGAGACATATGGAACCAAAATTAAAAAAGGCGTGATATTCATGTCGGTTAAGCCAAAGGTAGATGAATCAACTGGCCATTTACTATCAGACCCAGAATATCAGGAATTTATTTTAGAAGGAAAAGAATACGACAAGTATGTTGATTTATGGTGGAAAAGAGTAGAACAGTTCTACCTGTTGTAAATTGCTAAATACTCCATTACAAGGAGAATTTATTGTGGCAATTACTCAGATATCTCAGATTACCCAAAGAAAGGGATTACAAGTTGATTTACCAAGATTAGCTGGAGCAGAATTTGGCTGGTCGGTGGATAGCAGAAGATTGTTTATCGGCAATGGCGATCTTGAAGAAGGCGCACCAGTTATAGGAAACACCGAAGTTTTAACTGAATTCAGTGATATTCTGAAAGTAAATGCCACCTACACCTACGAAGGTGAATCAACCGGATATATAGCACAAACCGGACCAAATATAGATTCGCCGGTAACAATGTCACTCCAACAATGGATGGATCAATGGGTATCAGTTAAAGATTTTGGAGCAAAGGGTGATGGATTCGCCGACGATACAGCGGCCATCAATCGTGCTTTATATCAGATATATTGCAGAGATGTAAATCCACAAGTAAGAAAGTCAATTTATTTTCCAGCGGGTGTGTATAAAGTAACCAGTGCAATCAAGGTTCCTCCCTATGCCACGCTTTATGGTGATGGAGCAGAAAACTCCATCATTCAAATGGCATATAATAGCGTAGAACCCTATGTTCTTGTTACTGCTGATAGCAATCAACAAACGGGCGTAAACATTGGCTCAAATGGTGCAATTCTTCCACAAAATGTAACCATCTTCAATATGTGTATTGCATCAAAAACATCCAATTCAAATTTATGCTTACTTGATTCAGTGTCGGTCATTAGGTTCCAATCAGTTGGCTTCCAAGGACCATTGGTCAATAACGAAATATCGTCGGATGTTGCAAGAATGGCTGCAATCAGATTCAGAAGTAACGAATCACTGATTACAAATTCAGTTACGATTGACAATTGCCAATTTAGCGGATTGACATACGCGATCAACACCGATGATTATGAATCAGGAGATAACTCGTCTGTTCGCGGAGTTACTATCAACGAGTCAAAATTGTCCAACCTATACCAAGGAATCAGAATCGGCTCAAACACGTTTACGAATGAGATAACTGGATTCAGAATAACATCCAACGTATTTGATTCAATTTACGCCGAAGGTATTATTATTGGAAAAGTTAGAATAAATGCAAGCGCCTATAACTTTTTTTACGATGTTGGTAACTACTTACTCGGAATAGAAAATCCTTATACTGCCATCATTGAATTCAAAAATGGCGACAATATTAGTGTAGGTGATCTATTTACCAGAGAGACCGTTGATCCCGGATCAGTGTTACCGGGAACATCCATTCCCTGCATATTGACTAACAACACCACATCAATCTCGGTGATGAGCGATCAGGTTGAAGTCGGAACATACATTCGTAGACCCGGTAGTATCGCAACATTAGCTGATAATACATCTGTTGAGACAACCGTAATAAGCGAATATGGTGAGCCACTTGTTGTCAATACGTTAGACATAGATACATTCTCTATCAACTATTCTATTATCAGAGGATCGGTGTATAGAACTGGCACGATTTCAGTGAGTGCTAACGGTGCAATAAATCTTGAGCCTACATGGTCGGATGATTATACAGAAAATCAACCATCGGGTGTTAATTTGGTTGTAAAGCAAGCGGGAGAAGTATTATCGGTTGTGTATACCACTTCATTCAATTTTATTGACGCTACATTTAGTTACTCTATTCAAACATTTAACTACTGATATGAGCATGACATATGACCAAAAACTGATTGAATGGAATCAGTTGCGTAGCTTTGCGCTCGCAGAAACGTCAATTCAATCTGCGTTACAAACTATAAATAGTTGGTGGTTCAACAGACCTTGGACACCGTATCATTTACACTGGGATGATTTTAAATCATGGCCAGATCCATGGGAGCTACTATTTTTTGATAGATACTGCGACGTATCGCGTGGATTAGCGATGATGTATACTATTGTGTTGATTGATAGATCAGACCTTCAAAATTTTGATTTAATCTATTCAGTTGACAACTCTACATCATTGATTCATAATGATGAATATATTTTAAACGTGGATAAAGAATCCATAGTAAATACACGACCAAAAGCAGATGTCACAAGAAGGTTGTCTCAGGATTACTTTAAAGAAAAATTATTATAACTGATTACCAATGGAAAAACCAAGACTATTACAAGAAAAAACAACATACACGATAGATTATCCCGAAGCGGTTGAGTTTGCAAACCAACAAATGGATATTTTTTGGCATCCCAATGAAATAGAGGTGGAAAAGGACCTTCATGATATGAAGACCAATTTCACTGATGCTGAGTATCATGGAGTAATTACTACCTTAAAGCTATTCACGTTATATGAATTGGTAGTAGGCAAAGAATATTGGTCTGGAAAAATAAAAAGGCTTTTCCCCAGGCCAGATATTGAACGAATGAGCAACTGTTTTAGTTTTTTTGAGCTAAATGTTCATGCACCATTCTATAACAAACTAAACGAAGTTCTTGGATTGAACACAGACGAATTCTACAATTCTTATGTTGAAGATTCGGTGTTGTTCAATAGAATAAATTGGATCAATAAGGTAATCGCCAAACCTTCTGACAATATCATTGATATTCTGAAATCATTAGCTGTTTTTTCAATGATTGAAGGCGCTATCTTGTACTCATCATTTGCTTTCTTGAAGCATTTTCAATCAGAGGGAAAAAACAAGTTGGTGAACGTTACTGCCGGAATTAACTTCTCCGTCAGAGATGAGAATCTTCATTCTATTGCCGGAGCATGGTTGTTCAGAACTCTGTTGGCAGAAAGCGAATTATCACAAGAACAAATAACGAAATTAAACACAGACCTATTAGAAACAGTAGAACACATCAAAGAACACGAGGATAGAATTATAGATATGATTTTTGAGAAGGGCAATATCAAGGGAATTACCGACCATCAGCTAAAATCGTTTATTCAGCATCGACTTGATCTTTGTTTAGAACAACTTGGATTTGAAAAACACTATAATCCTCAATACAATCCAATCAAAACTTGGTTCTATAAAAACATCAACGCACCTCAATTGCATGATTTTTTCTATAAAATTGGCAATTCATATAAGCGAGATTGGAACGAGAAGGGATTCAATTGGTCGGTAGAGGAAGCGGCATGAAGACAATTTACGAAGATCTATCCGAAGAACGCAAACGTCTCCAAGAGGAAGGCGTTTTACCTGATTGGTTTACGACCGCTGGGTGGCAATTATTCTCTTCAAAATACGCAACTAAAACAGAAAAGGACTTTAAGTCAGTAGCTCGTAGAATTAGCAAATGTGCGGCTAAATGGACTGATGATCCAGAGTATTGGGAACATAAATTTTATACAGTTATTTGGAATGGTTGGCTATCTTGTGCTACTCCGATTCTCGCCAACATGGGAACCGATAGAGGATGTAATGTAAGCTGCTCTGGTAATTTTGTCAATGATTGTGTGTATGACTTTTATGATACTCAAAAAGAAATAGCAATGTTATCCAAGAACGGTTTTGGTACAAGCTCGTATCTTGGTGCAATCAGACATAGAGGAACAGAAATCTCATCTGGCGGAAAGGCATCTGGTGTTCTTCCTGTATTGAAAGACTTTGTTCAATTGTCCAGAGATATATCTCAGGGCAACACGAGGCGTGGAGCATGGGCTGGATATATTGAAATTGATCATGAAGATTTTTGGGAGATCATTAACTTCCTCAATTCAAGCCCAGATGATTGTAATATCGGGTGGGTTATAACTGATAAATTCATTAGGAGATTGAACTCAGGCGATAAAAAAGCTATTTCAAGGTATCAAAAGGTTATGAAAACCAAGATGGTAACCGGAAAGGGATATTTCTTTTTTGTTGACAAGGTAAACAAGCTGACACCCAAATGTTACAAAGATAATGGATTAAAAGTAAAGGCGAGTAATCTCTGTGTAACCGGAAATACTTTGGTTCAAGTAAAAATTGAGGACGAATCGTCGGAAGAATTTGTACTTCCCATCAAACTTGTTGGATTATTTTTAGATAATGGCATTCCGTTATTAACGAAGTCGTTTAATATAGAATCAAACAAAATTGAATGGAAAAAAATTGTTGATTTTGCTTTAACGAAAAAAGATGCGAAATTGATTAAAATTACAGATGAAACTTCTGGCAAAAGTTTAGTTTGTACTCCTTGTCATCTCATCTATACTAAAAATAGAGGTTATGTTGAGGCTGGCAATTTGACAACTTCTGATGAACTCAAAATTTTATAGTTTTATGTAGTGAAATTCCTCTTCGTATAAATACACGAAGAGGAATTAAAACATGAATTATATTAAATTATATGAAACATTTATCAATTATTGTCAAAGAACAACCCCTTTTGCTCGGTTAAGGAAACGAAACCCCAAAGATTTACGAATAGTAAATAATTTAGAATTATATGTCGAGGGGCATCATATAATTCCAAAAAGTGTTGGGGGTTCAAATAACATAGATAATATAGTTACGCTTTTGCCAGAAGAACATTTGTTTGCGCATTTAATAAGATATAAAGCTTATGGTGAACGATGTGATTTTATTGCTATTAAGTTTGTTATAAACGGGTTTAACAGCAAAAAGAAATTGAAAAATATTAAAACCTGTTTAAATAGAAAAATACGAAATTCTTATGCATGGATGAGGCAAAATTCTTCGAGTTTTCGTAAAACTAACGGGTGGCAAACAAAAGAAGGAAAACACAGAATATCAATATCAAGAAAAGGAACTTTTCCAGTAAAAGATGTATTAACCGGAGAAATAGTTGGATCAGTTGAAAAAAATCACCCAAAAGTCGTTTCGGGTGAATGGGTTCATCATTCAAAGAATAAACACAAATTTTATAATAAAAAAACCGGAGAAGGAAGATATTGCAATAAGAACGATTTGGACAATATTGAAGATTGGGTATCTGCTTCAAATAAAGATGATCAGACAACCGGAACAAATAACCCAAAATACAGCGGAATAACCGATGATGAAATCTATGATTTTTACGTAAAGGTTGCGTCTGTGATTGCCGAAAAATACCAATTTAATGAATTGCCAGGATTAAAATTGATTAAGTTGATTTGGGATGAAAAACACAAATTTAGAAAATTTCCAAATCTCGGCGGCGGTGCTAAAAGTGGGTTTAGGTTTAATGGTGATGTTAAAAACAATTTGATTTCGCCGGTTTGTAAAGAGTTAAATTTAGAATACAATAGGTATAACAAAATGAGAAACAAAATTAATGTTAAAGAGGTATTAGATGCTATTAATTGAAGAGGTTGACTATCTAGAAGATGTTTATGATATAACAGTAGAAGACAATAATAACTTCTTCGGAAACGACATTTTGGTTCATAATTGCACAGAGATCACGTTGTTCTCCGATGATGAACATACCTATACATGCGTATTATCTTCGTTGAATTTAGCTAAGTATGATGAATGGAAAGATACCGATACTATTTTTGTTTCTTCTGTATTCTTAGACTGTGTCGCATCTGAGTTTATTTCTATTGGTAAAAAAATAAAAGGTTTAGAAAAAGCAGTCAGGTTCACGGAAAAGTCAAGAGCATTAGGACTTGGCGTAATGGGATTTCATACCTATTTGCAATTAAATATGATTCCGTTTGAATCAATAGAAGCTCACTTTAAGAATGCAGAAATCTTCAAAAAAATTAAAGAAGAATCAGAAAAGGCAACACGATGGATGGCAGAAGCATTTGGCGAACCAGAATGGTGCAGAGGATATAATCGTAGAAATTCTCATCTATTGGCTGTTGCACCAACGCTATCAACAGCCGGAATTATGGGAGGCGTATCACAGGGAATTGAACCCGTTTATAAAAATGTCTACGTACAAGGTTCTGCTGCTGGAGAAATGAACAGAATCAATCCGGTATTTTTGGAACTGTTGAAGGAAAAAGGAATTTATGATGATAAGCACATCAACGAAGTAATCAATCATAATGGCTCGGTGCAAGATGTTGAATGGTTAAACGAAGAAGAGAAAAAAGTATTTAAAACGGCATTTGAAATTGATCAAAAGGTCATTATAAGATTAGCTTCAGTAAGACAGCAATTTATAGACCAAGCGCAATCCATCAATCTATTTTTCTCGTCAGATGAATCAGAAGAATATATCTCAGAAGTTCATCAGATGGCATTTAATGATCCGTTGATTAAATCATTGTATTATATTAGATCAGAATCGGGTGTTCAAGCTAGTAAAGGAGAATGCGAAAGCTGTGCTGGATAATCAAATCAAAAAGATGATTGATGAAGCAGATGGGATTGTTATTCTATCTGGGGCGGGTATGAGCGTTGATTCTGGAATACCGGACTTTAGGGGAAAAGATGGAATATGGACAAGTGAGCAAAGTAATTTCATGAAATTTGCTACAGCCGACGCATTTGCCATTCATCCTTTGGAAGCATGGAACTTTTATATTACCAGATTGATAACCGGAATGTCATTAACTCCTCATAAGGGATATGTACAATTACTGAGGCTTAAAGAATTAGGAAAGGATATATTCTCGGTAACATCCAATGTTGATGGTCACTTTTTAAAGGCTGGATATGATTCAAACAAATTGCTTGAAATTCACGGTAATTTGCGATATATTCAATGTGTTGATCAATGCACACGCGAAGATTGGCCTATGCCGAATTTTACTGATGTACTGACCAGCGAAAAAGATATACCAACCTGCCCAAATTGCGGTAGCTATTTGAGACCAAAAGTAATGATGTTCAATGATCCTGCTTTTTGTTTCAATCGGGTGGACGAACAACAAAGATCATATACCGAATGGGAATCTGATAAGAAAAACATTGTCGGAATTGAGATAGGGGCTGGTAAAACTATCCCATCTATTAGATGGTTTGGTGCAGAAAGAACCAGCAAATTGATTAGGATAAACCTATATGAACCGGATATATCACGCAAACAAGATATATCTATGCAAATGAATGCCATAGATGGCATAGACTTATTGACAAAAATAATTTTTAACGGAGAATAACTTGAATATCAGTTTTGACGAAATTTATGTAATTAAGACCAGTTATGGTGATGAACTTGTGACCAAAATCATAGCAGAAGATGAGCTTACCTATACTCTGACTAAGCCATTGGTTGTTATTGCTGGCCCACAGGGTGTTCAGATGATTTCCGGAGTGGTTACCGGTGATCCTGAAGCTGATGTAACGCTTTTCAAAGCACACTGCGCTATGATCGTTGTTGCTCGCAGAGAAGTATCAGACGGATATATTGAGACGACTACTGGCATTAAGCCAGTATCAAGCAAAATTCTGATGGGATAATGCCATGATTCCTATGCCTGTACAACGATTGGGAGATGTAAACACAGGTGGTGGTGCCATTATGATGGGCATTCCTAATGTATTGGTAAATGGTCTTCCAATTGCTGTTATGGGTATGCCGGTTTCTCCGCATAGCTACTATCACGTTGGTGCAGTGACTATACCCACTCAATTTCAAGTGATATGCAATGGTCTACCCGTAATTAAAATGGGAGACGTTGATTCTTGCGGAGATGTAAGAATCGGAGGGGCATTTAACGTGTTTGTAGGATAGTTGATGAATTTAACTCCTCTTCAGATTAATGCCTCTGCCGGGTTATTGCAGAATCAAGGACTATGCGCAAACGTGTCCAACACAGACGGAAAGGTTGTTTACTTAAATTCGCCCTTGATAAAACCGTTAATTGACACTATTCAAATAGCAACGGATTCTGGAGTATTGTCCACTGCCACAATAAACAGTTTAAGTACATTATCTCCTGCTTGCCCTGCATTAAGCAATTCTGGTGGAAATGTTACAATTTTTACTGGATCAGGACCAAATTTATACTCGACTATGGGAATTACCTCTCTAAAAGGGAAAATGATTTCCAATATCATTCGTGCAGGAACCTCTGTTACGGTTACTTGTGGTGATACTATCTGTACGGGAACAGTAAATATTTGCCAACATGTTACGCCATCTGGTCAGTTCGTTAATTTAGTTGATGCAAATGCCAATACCCGATACACCAGTTTTGACTTGTTATCTTGCTTTAAAGACACGGTTCCAAAAACAGAAGGAAATGTATATTATCCATTCTTGATGAGTGATTTCGTAGAATACCCAAAAGATGGTAATGTCGCAAACATTCCCTGGATTGGAAAATGTTGGGCACAAGATCAAAAGTATGATAAATTTGTAAAAAAATTACACAACTTATACTTGGGTGCCGGTGGTATACAAGACCCTGATACCACTGATAGAAGTAAATTGCCTTATGACTACACTATTTTCGTTCAGGCATATAATCTCATTCAAGGATATATGTCTCAAGCAAATCAATTTATCAATAGCGCAAATATAGGGCAAAACTACTTACAGAATACATTCAATGGAATGTCGGATTTAATCACAGGAGCGGTATCTTCAATAAATCCAAATATAAAACAATTCTCATTTGACCTCAATAATTTAGGAAAACTGATTAACTTGGACAACTTGAATGATTTAGGAAGTCCATTAGCATTGGTACGACAAATAATTAGCGTTACGGGATATTTACCTATTTTATCAGTTGCCTTTTTAACGGTGGGCATTCAGCAACAAGTTGTTGGAGCGATAGGCTCGGTGAATGCAAGTGTATCCGACGAGACTCAAAAATTGATGTATAAGGCATTATCGTTAATAACTGGTGATGCCTTAGCTCAGATTACAAAAGTTCTTAATGTAAAAACAAAAAACTTAGAAACTGCGGCTGATCTTTTAAACCCCATGAAGCTATTTCCTAACAGCTACAAAACGATGAAAGTTCCGACAAAAGATGGATATCAACCCATTTATATCAGCGCAACTGGTGTAAACTCTACGTTGAGCCAATCATTGCCAGCATATACACTGAGATCAACTGCATGATAGCATTAGACAGACTGCAACAAATTTTACCAGCCGATATTGCATTAGCTAATAAGGCGTTATCAGTAACGCTGCAACAGATATCAAAAAATCCATCTATTAAATTAAAGGAGATAGCCTCTGCTGCTACTCCGATGAGGACATGTTCTGATCTTCCATTGGTTAACAAATTGACTCAACCAGTACCAAAAGAAGTCGCTGATTTTTTTGCGAACGAAGTTGCTGTTGGTTCTGGGCCTGGTGGAACATTTGTTATAGCTGATTTTTTTGGTTCACTTGCTGGAATTATTGGCTTAAATTACATTGCTATCGTTAATATATTGTCCGAAATGGATACGTCCAGTCTTCAATCAATATACACCACCATGAAATCTACGGTCAGTGGCGATTACGGAAGTGGTCCGGTTGTTATTCCAGCCGAAAAACCGGCTGCTGGAACATATTCTTCAATAGAAACAGCGTTTACTGATGGATTGATTCCTGCGGCATTAGCCGAAATAGCAAACATCATTGCTTTATATCCATTCCAACAATCTTTATTGAACAATAGGTGGAACTCGGCAGACGACCAAGTCATAAATGAAGTAAAGCTACAAGGAAAAGCTGGCTTAGATTGGTCAGATTTGGGCGCTGGTGATGATTTAGCGATGACCGCATGGATAAGAACATTGCCACAACAAGGACTTGATCTCAGGCCCGGTGGCAATCATTGGTTTATCCAATCCATTGCAAATATGCAGTTGCTATCTGGGCAGAGTGTGATAGGATGTCTGCGAGAGGGCGTTAATCAAACCAGCATGTCATCATCTGGTGTGAATTATGCCACTAACATCCCTATTGAGATTACATTGCCGTTGACACCATCGGAAGAAACCGGAGAAGGTGGCAGCGCGGTTACTAATCCGTGAAAAATAGTTGACACTTTTGATTTTTGGTAGTACAATTCTATCCGTGGTCAGAAATTACTTATTGGAGACACTATGAAAATTTTATCTTTTATCACACTAATGTTGGTATGTTCGGCATCTAACGCATGGTGGGGAGGCTATGGCGGATTCGGTGGCTATGGATATGGTGGTTATGGATACGGGATGCCTTATGGAATGATGGGGTATGGTTATGCTATTCCATCCCCCTCGTTCAACTATTCGACTATAATCCAACAGAGTCCGCCAATCATTATCAACAACAACGACCCGTCATACCCACAACAGCAACAGTATCAACCACAATATCAACAACCTTGCCAATATAACTGCCGATAGGAGCAAATTATCATGAAAAAGATTCGTGTTATTGTCAATGATGTATCGTTTTATTCCTCAAGCAACGCTATTCAGAAAGGCGTTGGTGATTCTGAAAGAATAAATAAGATTGTGCAACGAGCTTATGCTAAGTTGCTTCAATCCAACGATGGATCAGTTGGTATTGCTTTAACAGACACGGACGGTCATAAAGTTCAAATTGATTTTGTTTGAGGTTTAACCGTGACATACATTCTTTTTTATATAAAAACTGGCGAAAAAGTGGCCACTTATAGCACTGAACAAGGCGCTAGGGTGGGCATGAGAACATCCAACAAAAACGCAGGATGGGAACGCATTAGCCGAAGTTGGGCTAATGGATATGAATGCGAGTGGTGTTCAAATGGAAAAACCTATGATTATGCTCCTTATGCTATCACTGAGTATGATCGTTGGTCTACTAAGTTTTGCCCGTTGAATAAAAATCAGAACGAATATCTTTGAATTTGCTTGACAACTGAAAAAATGTGTGTATAATACACATCACTATAAACAAAGAGGTGATTACAATGAAAAAGTTACTTTTTATCGGTGCGATTCTTGTCTCATGTAATGCAAATGCCTATGGTCCATATAACCAACAATATACGATGAATCAGCAATTTGGATCATCGAATTGGTACTCAAGTCCACTGGGCATGGGCGTGGCGCAGGCTGGTGTTGCTCTTGTTAGCGGCATTGTTAATAAGATGAGTCAACCTGACCCAGTACAAGTTCAACAAGCACCACCTCAAGTAATCTACGTTAACCAGAATGGTCAACCTACCGGCCAACAGCCACAAGGAGGATATCCACAACAGCAATATCCACAATCTGCGGGTCATCCTGCTAATGGATATTCTCAACCATCTGCGGCCAACAATTGCCATGGCGAAACCGTGTATGATCAAGCTGGCAATCCTCGCTATGTAAAGGTTTGTCAATAAACCATGAATGTATATCTTGAAGATTTTAGAGAAATCGCAACTCGGTTAAAATCAGACAATGAGAACTTGGACAAGTATAGACGCGACTTGCGTTCTGTGGATCCCTCATTAGAGGAAGTTATATCAGAAAATTTATATACCAATACATACTATTTTCAAACTCAACTTGTATTGGATTTATTTCTAGGAAAAGAACTGAGAGATTGGATTGATTGGTTTTTGCATGAAATGCCAGAGTTTGATGTAACGAGCGACAGACCCAATGTGACAATTGACGATATAGATTATCATGTAACGGACGTTGAATCGTTTATGCACATGGTTGAGCATGGACTTAAATTGCCAAGAAAGCCAAAAATTGATTCAACATAGCAAAAACTAAAGGGATCATGTCATGATCCCTTTATCGCAAAATGACTTTAAGTAATTAGCAAATTGAGGTAATCTTAACCATATTATAATAGGAGAATTATGACGAAAGAAGAATTACAATCAGCTATATCGCATATGCGCGATAGAGAATTCATGTCCGGGACTGTTCGAGAAATGTCCCGCATAAAAAGCACAGGGGAGTGCTTCACACCCACGCCATTGGTGCAAGAGATATTGGACCTATTACCAAAAGATTCATTTACGGATCCAACTAAAACATTTCTTGATCCAAGTTGCGGCGATGGGCAATTTTTAAGCGAAGTTCTTATTCGTAAGCTAGAGAACGGTCATGGGTTTAAACAAGCCCTGAGTACAGTTTTTGGCGTTGATATTATGCAAGATAATGTTACTCTGTGCAGAGAGCGTTTATTATGTGGTAAATCAGAATATTCTCACATTGTTGAGAAGAACATAGTATGCCATGATGGTTTAACCTATGGATATGAGTTCAATGGAACAAACTTTAACGATGATGAATTACATAAACACACGCTATTTGATAATTGGGGAGAGTGAGCAGCATGATCAATTTATATGCGTACACTTATCCTTCGGCATTATGCAAGTATGATGGGTTTATTTTGGCCAAAGTGGGCGATAGTATTCGTGATGTTGACGTTAGAATAGCAGAACAGGGAGGTGCATCAGAGTATGAAGCAAAAATCCGAGTAGGCTCATGGAATAATCTTCAGAATATCAAGCGTGATTACGAAGTTCATAAAGTATTGACCAGGAAAGGATTGCACCACAAAGATGGTGCAGGAACCGAATGGTTTAAAATTCCCGGTACCTCTATTGATGACGCTCATCGTTACATTGATGACTTGGTTGAATCCATGGAGGGAAAACGAGTAAGAAACAAGGTTGTACTTCGTGACTTACAACAAAAAGCATTAAATGACGCATTAGAAATAATAGATAAAACCGATCATTCGCCAACGATTGCCGCAAATTTATGCCCGAGATTTGGCAAAACAATATGGTCACTGATGCTATTTAATGCTGTTTGCGAAAGATACAACAATAGAATTATGCTGTTGCCAGCGTATTGGCTCAGTGTGCATTCATCATTCATAAATGCATTATCGGACTATGATGATTTTTTGGACATTGCATTGATTGATTGCAATGACGACGATGCCTCATTCAAAGTTGAAAATGCTTTATCTAATGGTCAACGAGTAGTTGTTCCTATCTCACTTCACGGAGATTATGATGAATGGTGCGAAAAACATCAATGGATATCAGATTTGAAAAATGACGATATATTTGTTTTCGCCGACGAGGGAGATTTCGGCACTCATACCGACAATCAAATTAAAAAAGTAGATTTTTTGTTTTCATGAAATCAATAAACACCAAAATGAACTATGCTAATAAAAATATATGCCTCTGGAACCAACATCCAGAGATTGGCCAAAGGTGCGCCAAAAGTTGATGGGGTTATTTATACCGCTTATAGTCAATTAGAGCAATCCGAAGAAAGTATTATAAAACGAAAATTCTTCATGTTGGAAGTAGATACACTCAAGCATGATATAGAATCGCTTGAGCCAGAAGTTCAGCCTTCTTGGGCAAAAATATGGGGAAAACCCAATGGAAATAAATCGTTTATCACAAAATTATTCAAGAGTTTTATCGGAGAAGAACCTCTACGACAAGAATTGAACTTGAGCAATTTGACCGGCGAATCTGTTGATTGCTTTATGTTGTTGGTGAGTGCCAACAACAAGGAAATGCGGCAGATTAAAGATATCGCTATCAGGGCTATCCCTAATTATCATATCAAAATATTAAACGGTGATTTTACCAGCAACAAAGAAGCAGAATCAGAAACGATTCGGGAAATAAACGAGGCAAAAATCGCTGGCAAGGATGGTTTGATTATAATATCAAATCAGATGGGTTCACGATCATACAGTATATCTGAAATTCAAGCATCAGTTATTGCTTATGATAGAGGATCGGTAGATACTACTATTCAAAAAGTAAGTCGTTGTTTGACACCGGGTAACACATTCTCTGGTGAATCAAAAGAGTATGGACACATTGTTGATCTTAGCTTTGACCCAAATCGTTCTGAAAATATAGAAAAGCTATTAGTAGAAGAGATCATGCAGGTTCATAAAAGCGAAGGGATGGATTTTCCAACCGCGACTCGCTTTGTTTTATCAAGCATAGATTGTTTTAGAGTGAAGTATGGAACGGCGGTTGAGGTAACTGAATCTGAAATGTTCACCATTCTGAATGATAATGAAAATCTACTTCGGGTGGCCGATGTTACTGTAAATATTGATTTGGCACGTGACATCGTTGAACATCTTGAAAACGCGAATCGTATTGCTGGACCAGGACATCAAGGCAAAAATGCAATTGATGCTGTTAAAAATTATGTAACTGAAACAGATGGCAAAAGGCCGAAAAATCGCAAAAGTGATAAAGATATTGAGACGATAATAAATGAGGCCATCAAGACGATAAATCGGTCTGCGAGAAATGTTCATTATCTATATCCAAGCGGAGAAACGTACAAAGAGTGTTTGGAGAACATTATTTACTCTGCGCAATCATCCGAAGAATTTTATGATTTTGTCGGAATTGATATTGAGATAGCTTTGATGATCTTAGATAAGGGAATTCTGAATGAGCCGATATTAGACGTGGTTGTCCAGAATACTAAAAAATACAACAATTTAATCAATGATTTCTGTTTTGGAGATGTGTAATGGGATATGGTGGTAATTGCTTCTTGGGTGATCCCGATAGCGAGGAATTGTGGACAGAAATCATTGACAAAATACCCGATGAGGTATTTCTAAATCCAGATATTAAGATACTGAATGTTGCCTGTGGCTATGGAACCGAGTCAAAAGTGATCGTTCGCCGAATGCGAAAATTAGGCTTTGACAATGACTACATAAATAATCGCATATACGTTCTTGATAAGGCAATATGGGCAACTAATCGCATGATGTTGCATGGCCGATTCAAGAACGTAATCAGAGCCGACTTTTTGACATGGGAAACAGATATGAAATTTGACATAGTGGTGGGCAATCCACCTTATCAGGCATCGACCGCAGCTATAAAATGCAAGAACAATAAACAAGGAGGCTTTTGGTGGGCTTTTTTGACAAAAGCCGTTGAATTGTCAAGCGAAAATACAACTATAGCAATGATAGTTCCCACTTCAATTTTTTCTATATCAAATTTTGGCAAGGAAACAAACAAGATAACATTTATTTATAAAAATAATTTTAAATTCATCGGAATATACCCGGATGTTTCGCATCATTTCAATGTTGGTATTCGCATAAGTGCATTTGTTATGTCCAAAAATTATGTTGGACAATGTCTTATCTTAAATAATAATGATTCTACTTACTGCGATGTAGATGCTTCCTGTCCTATTCCGTTTGATGTTACTCCAGATAATCTAAGTATATTGAACAAAACATATTCCTCCAAGAAATGGAAATTTACAGAATGCGATAAGTCGAAGGAATCTGATTTGGTGGTTAAGATAAACGGAGGACGATTCAAAAAATACGATAAACTTTTTATCGGTCGTTCGTCGGACACTAATCATTCTGCACAAACTATGGTGATAGCTGATACAAAAAATCTTGCAAATTATAAAACAATATTCAATAGCAAGTTGTTTTGCTACGTGTTTAAAATACTTGGCGGAGAGGCAGGGCAATCGAGTACCGGAATTTTGCAATCATTACCGATGGTTGACACCAACATGGCGTGGTCCGACGTAGAATTGTATAATCATTTTAATCTGACTAACAAAGAAATTGAGCTAATTGAGAAAATTGGTCAATGAAATTTGACATAGTGGTGGGCAATCCACCTTATCAGGACAACAACAATAAAGCTAAAAATAATAAATTATGGCATAAATTCGCGAAAAAAACACTCACCCTAGTTACCGACATCGGGTTTGTTGCATTCGTAACACCTGCATCTATTTTTGATTACACGGTCGGTATGGGAAAGTGGTTTAAGGATAGATTGAATAATCAACTAACTTTAACTCATGCTTCTGTACACAAAGAAAAACAATGGTTTTCAGTTGGAGTGAATACATGTCATTGGGTAGTAACGAGAAGTTCAAAGCACAAAAAGGTTATGCTTCCAATACTAAGAGATCCAATGATTGACTCTATTGTGTCTAAAATGTTAGATAGCGCGGAATTTTTATCTTTGATATACGAGAACCCGCAAATAACAAAAGAGAATTTAAACATAGGGGATTGTGAGATTTATTATAGCGGCAAAAACAAAACGAACACAGATTTAAAGCCAAATAATGTCGGCCTCAAAATAGTCTATCCTTTCAGCGCAAGTTACTCCTCGCAATTCATAACCGATTCGCCCACTTGTAAATTTAATAAAATTCTTCCTATAACGAACATAAAGGAGGGCAATAATATTTTATCATATACCAACAGTAATTTATATCGCTTTTATGCCGACAACCATCTTAAAACAGCTGGATTTACTCCAGTGGTAAAAAATAATAATTTGTTACCAAAGTTAGATTCTGATAGAATGTGGACCAATAACGATGTTTATAAGCATTTCTTGCTGTCCGATGATGAGATAAATTTCATAGAGAGTAGAGTAAAAAAGGTTGACAAGTAAAAATTTTACTGTATAATACTCCCAATGATTTGAAGTTCGTTCAAGTCTTAATTTTAACGAGGAGACAAACAATGACCACTATTACTCTTTCCACCGGCATAAAAATTCATCTGTCAACCAGAAAATCAAATAGGTCGGGTTACACCGGAGCCGCATTATCCACTGCTTGGACATTGGATGAATCCAAACCATTTATTGCGGCATGTGCCAATCCATCAGATACCTCTATTCGTTCACAATTATATGCACAAGAAAGAACTTCTTGGCACGGCGGATATTATGCAGATGCCAGAGAGGCGGCATATGTAACAGAGCTATTTAAAATTGATCCTATCAATGTTGATTATTGGATTCATGAGAACGGACGCTGGGTTGATTTCCCCAGCGATCTATACAATGCACCCAGTGGATTGGACAAAGAAGAGGCTTCAAAAATTTTGAAGGATATCAAACTCAAGTCGATTAAGAGAAATGCAGGTAACGTTACGGTTTCTAGTAAATTAAAGATTCGCGTCGCTTTTCCCACTCGTTCGGTTAACGATAATAAAGGTCTATGGCCTCAGATATACGAAAAATATGACGGGAAGGCGTTGTTTGCCAAATATGGCAACGACGTTGTTATCAGGGCAAAAGAATATCTAACCCCACAGGAATTTATAAATCTATTTAACCTAGAAGATTAATAATCACACTAATTAGATAGGACCATTTGGGCTACCAATCGGATACGTATTTTGGGTGGGTTCAATAATGTCATCAGAGCCGACTTTTTGACATGGGAAACAGATATGAAATTTGACATTGTGGTTGGAAATCCGCCATATAAAATAGACGGTGATTCTTCGTATTATACAAAATTTATAGAAAAGTCTGGAAAAGTTCTTTCAGAAGACGGATTGATTGCATTCGTTGTTCCCAATAGATTTTTAGATCCGGGGTCTAAAAGTGCTAAAATAATACATAATTTATTTTCATTAACAACAGTATTTGCCAACCTGAATGAAAGTTTTCCGGGAATTGGAACAAACATTGCTGGTTTTATTGGTTCAAAGTCTTTGGGATTGGTTACAAAAACAACAAAAGTCATCTTCTCGGAATCGCACATTGATTGGGATATGCAAAAGGCGTTACCCATACAGGCCACAAACATTGTGGGGGCATCCATAATAGACAAAGTGTTTAACTCCTCGGGAGAAAAATTGTTTCTATCACGAAACGAGATTGCAAAAGATTATGTTTTTGTTGATTCTGCATATATTCGTTTTTGTCACACAAAACCAAAGGGTGGAAAAAAGTCAGTTATTTCAAGAGTGAATCATACAAACGAAGGAATAATTGAGAATGGCAGAGGTATGTTTTTAAAGATGGATTCGGAGACGGAAGCTCACCTTAACTCTTGGTATTTATCCAAATCACTTCTTGGTAGATTTTGTGTATATTCTTTTGCCAATGCAGCGCAAGTGAGCTATAGAAATTTAGCAAGGATGCCAAAAATTTCCGGAATTAATATGAATGATTCAGAATTATTCTCATTGTTCAATATCTCCGCCACGGAGCAAGAATACATCTTAGATGTACTTGTTAGAAAAAAAGAAACCTCGTAAAAGACTTGACATGACCTAAAACAAATGAGAACAGTTATTAACAACAATTAATCTATGGAGGAATTTTAATGGGATACGGCGGCAATTGCTTTTTAGGTGATCCAGATAGTATTGAATTGTGGACAGAAATCATTGACCAAATACCCGACGAGGTATTTTTAAATCCAGATATTAAGATACTGAATGTTGCCTGTGGCTATGGAACCGAGTCAAAAGTGATTGTAAGAAGAATGCGAAAATTAGGCTTTGACAATGACTACATAAATAATCGCATATACGTTCTTGATAAGGCAATATGGGCAACTAATCGCATGATGTTGCATGGCCGATTCAAGAACGTAATCAGAGCCGACTTTTTGACATGGGAAACAGATATGAAATTTGACATAGTGGTGGGCAATCCACCTTATTTAAAAAATACCCACTTAGATTTTTTATTGAAATGTTTGCAGATAGCTGATATTGTTTGCTTGATTCACCCATCGGGGTGGACATATCGAGGCAATTCTTCTATAGAAAAAGAAGTCAGAAGAGAGCTAAAGGGAAGACTTAAACAATTAACATTTATGGATGGCAACGAGTTATTTGGAAAGGGCCTATTCAGTTGCTATCTATGCGTAACATATGCTATAAAGAACAACCAAGATAACATTAAATTGCATTACAAAGAATCAGATAATAAATATTATATAAAAGACATTTCTGATTTGCCTACGGGGTTTTGGGAACCAAGTGACGTTGTTTTGAGTCTCGTAAATAGATACAAAGAATTAACGAAAGAAAAGTGTTTGAATGATATATCTTCAGATCGACCCAACCGACCATTTATTGCGTTACCTCAAATATGTGGACATTTTAATACTGATGATTATTTTACTTTTTTCTACAGGAACAGTAAAATTGATGTCTTGAAAGATGGCGCTAAATGTTTGGTCATTAACACAGACGAAGAAAAAGATAGCTTAAAATCTTATTTGAAAACAAAGGTGGCTAGATATGGCTTGGTGATATACAAGGTATCACAGCATTTGTTTATTAAGCGATATTTTGAAAATGTACCACTACCGCCATTGGATAGAATTTGGACTGAAGATTCAATACAAGACTTCTATGGATTCACACAAGAAGAGCGCGACGTAATAAACGCTATGCCAAATTACTATTGAGAATATTGGTTGATGAAATTTGACATAGTGGTAGGTAATCCACCATTCAAACAACTCGCCAAAAACGGAAGACAAACTAACAAATCTCTGTGGAAAGAGTTTTTAACGCTATCGGTTGACATCACAGCAGAAAATGGATATACTTGCTTAATTACGCCAACTGGTTGGTGTTCTCCGAGCGATAATGGAAAAATCATTGAGAGAGTGTTTTCAGAATACAATCTGATATACGCTGACATATCGGATAGAATTAAAAATTACTTTAATGTTTCCTCTACGTTTGGCTACACTATTGTACAAAAAAATCAATATCAAGGTAAATCTGAGATAAATTGCAATGATGGTGTTCATGTAGTTGATTTAAGGAAAACCAAGCTAATTACAAACAAAGGGCTGACTATTATAAAAAAGCTAACAGAATCGTCCGAACCACGTTGTAATTTTTTCTTAGCTGGCATAAATCATCAATATAAAGGAACAGGCTATCATACCGATAATAAAACGGCGAACGCCATACACGCAAACATACATCATGTTAATTCTAGCAAGGATTACTTAAACGATTCTGGAATTCCTGTAAGATGGAGTGAAATTGAATCACCGTTAAAATCAAAAAAGAAAGTGGTTATTCCCTACAATGGACCCACAAAAGTAATCATTGATGATGGACATTATGGTGTAGGATGGTGCCAAACAATGCTCTTGAAAGAAGAAGAAAGTGTTGAACACGCAAAAACAGTGTTTAATAGCAATCTGTATAAATTTTTTTCTCGCGTATATCGCCATACTCAATATAATGAAACGAAAAACTTGAATGTTTTTCCTAAACTTGACTTGACAAGAAGCTGGTCCAATCAGCAATTGTACAATCATTTTAATCTGACCAAAGAAGAAATTGAGCTAATTGAGAGCAGTTGTTGACAATCTAAAATTTTACTGTATAATCACACTAATTTAATGGAGACTAAAAATGACTATTGAATTCGGAAAACTGTATTTTGGAGCTACGTTCGTTGACCCTGAATCAAAACTCAGATTCGTTAAGTACGATGAGGGAAATGCTGTTTGGGAAGACGACGAAGAAGATAACTTGGCTGCGTTTGATCCCAATGAATTGGTAGAGGTGTAATCAAATGATGACCTTACCGAAACCTTCCAAGAAGAGAATGATAATGGTGAATCAGGTTCTATCCGAAGGAATGGACCCAGATATTCTAACGGAAGTAGAAATGGCATGGTTAGAAAATCGTATGATGGAGAAATTCATTGAGCAATTGGCATTAACCAATCCAATGGTATTCGTCGGTATTGAAGACCCAATGATGAACTAAACGTGCCATCATTCACTCAGAGTAAATAATAAATTGCGCTCAAAATGCTTGAATTGTTGCTTTTTTGTGTTATCATATCCCTAAATACTACAGAGACGTATTAACAACGAAACAAAGGAGACACAATGGACTTTTTTATAACGATCACAATTATGATTTTGGCGATGGCTTTAACCACCGACGACAAGCCAACAAAGAAACGAAAAGAAAACAGTTGATTTTTTGAGGACAACAGTATATACTATCTTCTCATTAATCATAAGGAGGAGACAATGTTTGAAAAATACAACATTCACGCCGATCTAAAGATTCGGCTTCAGCAATACATTGAACACGGCAAGATTGATAGCTCATTTTTGAAGTTTGTTCTTCAGAATGATCTCTTCAATGCTGTGCTGGAAGCAAGTCCAGACGATATAAAATCTTTAGAAGATTTGGTAAGGTGTATTTACTTTGAGGTTCCCACAGAATTATGGGGATCAGCCGACAGAGTGCATAGACATTGCACAGATTACCTTTAACGCTTGACATTTCACCGACATTCTGCTAAGATGTCTTTTTTAACCCAAAGTGAGTAAATAGTATGTTAGAAGTCAATAATACTAAATTCAATGGATTGAATGTGTCTGGAAAATGGATCAGTAGGCTAGAGTCTACAAATAGCAGAAATGAGAAGGAACAAATCCTTGAGCAAGCATTGATGTTTGCCAATCTTGGTTCCGAAGACGCAGATGCATTTTTATACAATTGCTATCTGACATACAATCCATTTTTTGTATTCAATATTAAGCAAGTTCCAACTACGGTTGCGTTAACTGATAAAGAAAATCCATGGCCAGAATTTTGGGCATTATGCGAAGAACTAAGAACCAGAAGCGTTACTGGAAATCTTGCTCGTGATATGATTGCCAAACTAAGCAAGCAATTTGATTCTGATAATTGGAATAACGGTTGCCGCAGAATTCTCACCAAGGATTTGCGAGTAGGCATTTCTGAAAAAACACTTAATAAAGTATTGAAAAATACTCAATGGGAAATTCCTGTATTCTCTTGCCAACTTGCATCTGATTCAAAAGATAATCAGAAAAAAATGCTTGGTAAAAAGCAAATCGAGCTGAAGCTAGACGGTGTGAGGGTGTTGGCTATCGTCACTGGTGCTACTGTAAATTTAATGAGCCGCAATGGAAAACCATTTGATAATTTTCCGCATATTGCAGAAGAAATTCAGAAGCGATACGATGAACTTGCGCCTATTTTTGGATCATCGTTTGTTATTGATGGCGAAGTGATTGGTCAATCATTCCAGATGTTGATGAAGCAAGCTCGTCGCAAGACTGATATCAACACCGATGATACCATTTACCATGTGTTTGATGTTGTTCCCAGTAGTGATTTTAAGGATGGTGAATGCCCTATTGCGCAAAGTAAGAGAACCGAAACTTTATTCAAGGCAAAAGAAATTCTTGAATGTGATTGCATTCAATTGGTAGACAATCTGATTGTTGATCTGGATACAGATGAAGGTGTTGATCAGATGTGGGATTTTGCCAATAAAGCTATCAGTGATAAATTTGAGGGCATTATGATTAAAGATTTGGATGCACCGTATAAGTGCAAACGATCCACATCTTGGTTGAAATATAAGCCAGTAGAAACATTTGATCTATCAGTAATCGGTTATGAGGAAGGCACTGGCAAAAATGAAGGGAAGCTGGGTGCATTGATTTGCGAAGGCGAGGATAATGGTCGCATTATACGAGTCAATGTTGGTAGCGGATTTACTGATGTACAGCGTGAAAGTTTTTGGGAAGATCGTGATATTGTTCTTGGTAGAGTGATTGAGATTCAAGCGGATACGATTACAAAAAATCAAGATGGTACTTATAGCTTGAGATTCCCAAGATTTGAACGATTCCGTGGCTTTACTGAAGGAGAAAAAGTGTAATGTCAAAACCACATAAGCATCGCGATCTGATTATTGCATGGGCAAATGGCGCTGAAATTCAAGCTAAATGGGAAGATGGTTGGGTTGATTGTTTAACGCCCGTGTGGGACAATGATGTTGAATATAGAATCAAGCGAAAAAACATTGAGGTATCTGGTGTTATCGTATTAGAGAAAGAGTTTTGTCGGTTTAGACCACCAAGAAAGGATGAGGAAAATAATGTTAAATTCACATTTGATTGGGAGAACGGAAAACTAATAGGAGTGGCAAGATTGATATAATCGTCGGACTAACCCTAATTTAACCAAGAGATATCAACAAGAGGATAATATGTACAGAATTGAATCACCTGAAAATAAGTTTGTAGAAGTCTTTTGGAGTGTGTTTGAAAACACTGGTGCAGAAACAAGAGGTTGGACAGTGTCAGAGTTTTATAAACACGCAATTGCATACAGAGATAGTCGTTCCTGTCCAACAAGAAGTGAATTCAATACATACGTAACATGCAGTATGTCAGAGGGATTGGGCTGTGAATTGCATAATCTGATTGGTTATCATTTTACATTTGATGATAGCTACATCGAAATAGAGCGTGATATTATCAGGAATGAATGGTTAAAAAATGGTGGTCTTCAAGACAAAGATAGATGGCACATTGAAGAAGAGTATATTAAGATTTCTGGTGGATTTAAGGTAGATAGGATTCAACGAACCGATTACTTCAATTACGATATTGTAGAAGAAAACGTTCTTCTGTGTGAGTTTGCCGACTGATGAGAACAAGTAGATGTGTTATTTGCTCCTCAACTGATGTTTTCGGGGCATTTAGCACTACTATTAGCGGTGATAGAGTAATGATATGTAACAAGTGTATTCAATTTATACGCTTGATTTCACCGGAAAACATCAGAGACACTCAGTACGATGAGTTTTTTTCTTGCTTAAAGGGCAAACGCGATATAGTAATCAATTCTGAGCCTTATGGTAAATTTGGCTTATCACATAGGGCTCAGATAGAATACTTGACTGCATTGGGCACACAGTATACTTTAGTGGATAGGGAAGATAGACACGCCACTAATAAGTATGGAAAATACACTGAAGTAAATAATGATCGGTATTGGGATACCAGATTGGCAAGAGATGATAGAATATTGGTGAATATCGTAAGAAACCTGGCCGAAGATGCATCTGGTCCGATGGCTACTCTGACCATAGTCAGTATTCCAATTGATGTAGAATGGAAGATTGAATCATTTCAAGGAGAAGAATGGGTAGCCGAAAAGCATCGTGTTTGGTTCTGAAAATTTCATGACATTTTCGCTAAATAATAGATTGAGAATTGCAACTCAATTATTATTGTAGAGGATATTGTTATGTTTTTATCGCTATGGACGCTATTTGTTGCGTTAACGTTGTCTGGAATCGCGGCCTATTATAGTGTAATCGGATTAGCTACCATCTTTTCTGCCGCTCCTTTGCCTGTTATCATTATGTCAGCCTCAATGGAGGTGGCTAAAGTAACAACAGCAGTATGGCTTCATCATTATTGGAAAAGATGTAAATGGACCATGAAAACGTATTTGGTTGCGTCCGTGATAGTTTTATCAACGATAACCAGTATTGGCATATTTGGATTATTGTCCAAAGCTCATAGTTCTCAGAATCTTGTATCAGGCAATGTTTTGTCTCAATTAGCAATCCTTGATGAAAAGATTCAGATAGAAAAAAACAACATAGAGGAAAATAGAAAAACATTATCCCAAATGAGCAATGGTGTTAATGAAACTATTGCTCGGTCTACTTCTGAGTCCGCTGTTGGCAGAGCGTTTCAATTAAGAAAAAATCTGACTAAAGAACGCAATGACATTCAGAAATCAATTACGTTATCTCAGGAAAAAATAGTTCAATTGAACGATCAGAGAGCGCCGATTGCTGCTGAAATGAGGCAAGTAGAAGCGGAGGTAGGACCAATAAAATATTTGGCAGCTATGGTATATGGCGATAATCCTGATACTAACACGCTTGAAAAAGCTGTCAGATGGTTAATTATTATGTTGGTGATCGTGTTTGATCCATTGGCTATTACAATGGTATTAGCGGCCAATGAGGGATTTAAGTGGAGAAAAGAAGATAGAACTAACTCGTCTGATGGGAAAACAATCACTCATTTTTCTGATTCAGAAAAAGCTACCATAATATCAACCGATACTATAAAAGACTTTGTTTCTGAAGCAGTTAATGATGAGGCATTTATTAGTATCAGCGATGACCTAAAGCTAAATAGCATTGATAGAATTCCCGTTGAACAACTACTTGATCTCAACAAGGATATTCATGTCAATGGAATAAAAGTAAGTGCTAAAGAAGCCGCAAAGGTTTGGAAGGGACTAAACCCAACTCATACGTTGAAAGAACAGCATCATTTGCTAGTAGAAGGATTGATTCAACACTATCCCTGGGAAGAAGCTGATTTCATTGAGAAACATTTTTCTGAAGTTTAGAATTTCAACTTTGTACTTGAATTATTGAACTTCAGACGCTATTATTAGTCTAATGATAGTGAATATATGAATGCCTATATGGGTTCATAAGTAATACTCGCTTGATTTAAGGAGAAACATAATGAAAAGAAAAAAGACACCATGTCCAAGAAAAGTCATGGTCATATTCAGAAGACCATATTGTCGTTGGAAACAACAAAGAATTCAAAAAATCCTGAAAAGATCAGGGCCACTATTGAGTAGCTTTATGAGGCTACTCACCCCTTGTATGCGACAGGGAATAAATCAAAGTAGAAAGAAAAATCGCCTATTAAGGGCGATGCAACATTCCCGATAGTAAACTCACCCAAATGAATCGCTTGAATATCTATTCAAGCGATTCAAAGACAAACTTGCCTAAAATTTAATGGAGAAATAAATGAGTACATGTCCTGTTCAGCCAATTCGCGATAGAATCGTAGTTGAGCTTATTGAAAATGAAACCGTGACTGAATTTGGATTGGTTATTCCAGATTCCGCAAACGAAAAACCCACTCAAGCGGTAGTATTGGGTGTCGGTTCTGGTCGTATCGCCGAAGATGGTACTATTGTTCCGTTGGTCATTAGTGTTGGTGATCGTGTTCTGTTTAGCAAACACGCTGGCCAAACGGTTACAGTAGAGAGTAAAAATTATCATATTCTTCGCGAAGACGAAGTGGTTGCAATTATTAGAGGAGAAAACTAAAATATGTCAGTAAAAATTATTACGTTTGGTGAAGATAGCAGAAACAAGTTGGTCAAGGGCATCAATACACTAGCTGATGCTGTAAAGGTAACACTGGGTCCAAAGGGCCGTAATGTTGTTATTGAAAAAGTATACGGTTCTCCACATGTAACCAAAGATGGTGTTACTGTTGCGAGAGAAATCAATTTAGAAGACCCGATTGAAAATATGGGCGCTCAGATGGTCAAAGAAGTAGCCAGCAAAACAGCAGATAAGGCTGGCGATGGAACAACTACTGCCACGGTATTAGCCCAAGCGATTGTCAAAGAGGGCATGAAATTCGTAGTATCTGGTCATAATCCGATCGAACTAAAGCGCGGAATTGATCTTGCGGTAGATGGTGTTATAATTGCGCTATCAGATATGAGCAAGCCGTGTAGTACATCCACCGAGATTGCTCAAGTGGGAACTGTAAGCGCAAACGGTGATATCGCGATTGGCGAACTTATCGCTAAGGCAATGGAAAAGGTAGGCAAAGAAGGTGTTATCACCGTAGAAGATGGACGTGGATTGAACGACGAATTAGATACCGTTGAGGGTATGCAATTTGATCGTGGTTATCTGAGTCCGTTCTTCATTACTAATCAAGAAAAGCTGGTATCGGTGCTTGATAGTCCGTTTGTATTAGTTACTGATAAGCGTATTACTAATATTCGTGAGCTACTTCCAATTCTTGAGCAGATTGCTAAAGCTGGTAAGCCAATATTTATTGTATGTGAAGACCTTGAAGGCGATGCTCTTGCCACCTTGGTTGTTAATAGTATGCGCGGTATTCTGAAGGTGTGTGCAGTGAAAGCACCTGGATTTGGTGATCGTCGCAAAGAAATGTTGGAAGATATTGCAGTTCTCACGGGAGCAACGGTTATCAGTGATTCAGTCGGACTCTCTATTGAAAAGGCAACGATTGACCATTTGGGAATGGTAGGCAAAGTAGAAGTAAGCAAGGACAATACTATTCTGGTTGACGGTGCTGGCTTGAGTGAAAACATCCAAGCGCGTGTTGGTAGAATTCGCACTGAAATTGAAGGTTGCTCAAATGTTTATGATAGGGAAAAACTACTTGAACGATTGGCCAAGTTGTCTGGCGGTGTTGCCGTTATTAAAGTAGGAGCGGCGACCGAAGTTGAAATGAAAGAAAAGAAGGATAGGATTGATGATGCACTTCATGCCACTCGTGCAGCGGTTGAGGACGGTATTGTTCCGGGTGGTGGTGTTGCACTGCTTCGTTCTCTGAGTAAAATTGCTGATATTGATGGTGAGAATGACGATCAGAAGGCTGGAATCAATATTATTCGCAAAGCATTGATGGCACCGCTTCGTGCATTGATTGATAATTCCGGAGAAGAGTCCAGTGTAGTTATCAATCAGATTCTAAAGGGAGATGACAGCTATGGATACTCGTTTGCCGGCAACTCTTGTAAATATGGAAATATGTTTGAAATGGGAATCATTGATCCAACTAAGGTGACCAAAACTGCATTGATCAATGCAGCAAGTGTTGCGAGCATGGTTCTTACTACCGAATGTTCTATCGTGAAAAAGACCGGAGAGGAAGGAAAAGTTCCTGTAAGTGACTTACACGGTATGATGTAATATCCCATCGGGATGGGAGTCGCCAAACGGGAGAGGGGCGATTAAAATATACTTCTCCCACTTAACTTTGCCGTAAAGGGAAGTAAAATACTCGCTAACTTAGGAGAAAAAACAAATGTCTAGATTAACATCAACCGATTTTACCAATGCTCATCGGCATGCTCTTGGTGCTGATAGGATTATTACACGCATTTTGGATTCAATTGAAAATCAAAATGGTCAACACGGTAACTATCCGCCTTATAATATTATTAAGCTAAGTGAAACCGAAACTGAGGTACAAGTAGCAGTTGCTGGCTTTAATATCAGCGAACTTGAAGTAAAGATTGAAAACGGTCTACTGGTTATTTCAGGTGAAAAAGCATTTAATGAAGATACAACCGAGGTAAACTATGTTCATCATGGTATCTCGGCAAGAAAATTTATTCGGACATGGACATTGGCCGATAATGTAGAAGTATTGGATGCTAATGTAAAGGACGGAATTCTGAATGTTAGGGTTCAGCGACTTATTCCGGAGATTGAAAAGCCAAAAAGTATTCCTATTACATATGCTTCGTAGATAAATACATTTTTACAAAGGGAATAATTATATGGGAAATGCAGATCCAGCGGTACTTGTTAGGCCAGAAGTAGCAATTAAAGAACCGCCGTTGTTCAGAGTGGTATATATTAACGATAATACGACCACGGTTGAATTCGTTATTGAAACACTTATTGATTACTTCAATTATACTGCTGAAACCGCGATTTATATCACACAAGATATACACGAAAAAGGTTCGGCTGTTGTTGCTGTATTACCATTTGAAATAGCGGAACAACGCGGTATTGAAGTTACTTTAGCTGCAAGAACGCAAAACTATCCGCTGCAAGTGAAAATTGAGCCTGATGCTTAATTATCAAACGTAATTCGTTTAGGGTAAAAGGCGTGTTGATACCATGGTGTATTAGCACGTCCCCTAACATTACTCATATATCTTACGCCATTCAATTCACGATCAATACAATAATGATAATGTCCCATTCCCCACACTTTTATTTTAGATTCTAAATCAGCTTGAAACACTTGATTCATGTGTTGATTGCCCATGCAATTAAATCTTGGCTCTCCCACTAACGAAATATCATGATTTATAAGTGTTGTACACGGCAATGTATGGCTAATGATCGTAGCCACCTTGATATCGGGATGTCTCTGAATCTTTTGAACACTGTTTACTAAGTAACAGGAATCTTCATAAGCCTTCTCTACTATTTTGAGGGCAGCTTCTCTGGAAATGCCGGTATAATCACAATAGCCTTGAAGAGCGGAATCAACACTAATCATAGGATCAAAATCATATGTCCACCATCCATTGGCTGCAATAATAGCTGCTCCGTTGAGAACAACAATCTCGTCACGTAGATAAACTACGTTATTGATTCCAGCAAGCATATCACCTAAATGATCGTAGCTTGCATCCAAATCCTCAAGATAATCACGATGTTCATCGTTGCCATCAATGTAAAACACTTGCTGATAGCATTGACCCAAATGAGTTAAAACAGATTTAAGAATAGTCCTATCTCTGGCTACATCACCGGCAACGATACAAAATGGACTGGTAGGCTGGCCTTCCCAGTTAAAATCATCTGCGTGTGTGATGTGTAAATCCGAAACGATATCGCACAAAATTGTTGTCATGGTTTAGAATAATATAAATATAGTATATTTAGCAAATTGGAGAGCGCATGAATATTATTTTCGGTCACGAATCAGCAGAACGTCTGTCAACTAAGTACACCATTCTTGAACTTGATACGTTCTTGTTTAAGGATAAGCCAGAAACATCTACGGCTTTTTGCGTCATTGAAACTGTTCCTGTTGAGGAAATGTCACTCAATGCAGAAATGAGTGAATTACATAAAGACATGATTGAAGCGTATAAAGAAAAAAAGTGGGACGATTGCTTGCAATGTATAGAATCATTGTATGGATTTTGGAGCGGAGAAGTAAACAGTTTTTACGATGATATTAAGCGTCGTATTGCTGAATTTACAGAAACCCCTCCATCAGAAAATTGGACAGCGTTGATCGTAAAATGAAAATAAATTGGGTATTCGCCAACGATACAGTCATGGACCCAACCGAGGATGTTGCTGCGCTAAAAGCAAGCGGACAATTTTGGGGTAGTTGGAAAACATGGCATACGTGTAAAACTGATAATATCATTTGCTATGATTCGTCTGAGGCAGATAAGCTAATAAGAAAACGATTCAATCAGGTAGCCAATATGCTTTATCTTCCGGTAAAGTGTGAGGAAAAATTTGGTGTAATGCCCAAAGTAACCTATTTTCATGGTGAATTTGCCCATGATGTCATCAATCATGAAGAAATAATCGCAATGCACTTAGCCAGTGTATCATCTGATATTGTTATATTATATGGATTTGATTGGAGCACTGAAGATGATTCAACAATCGGAACTAAGTTAACCAACTATAGAAATTTGGTCAGCGAAGTGATACGCTCATATCCTAAAGTTCAGTGGGTTGTTGTTGATCATGTTGGCGAACTGTTCTCCGAGTTGAGTGGGGCGGAAAATATCCTCATGGACACCATGAAGAACGTGAAATCTTTATTGAAAAGCTAAAAACGCTTGACATCTTTTGGTTTGCGTGTATAATTCACCCATCATCAACACCAACCACGGAGAACCTAAGATGATTATTTCAGACAACGCTTCTATCAAGACCGAACTGAATTCATTGTATGAGCAATTTGAATCCGAAGAACTCACAGTAGAATCTCTCCAAGAAATTCAATGGCAGATTGATTTTCTTGAACATGCTTATGCAGCATCATTAGAAGATTTTGATTATGCTTAATAGCGTAATTAAAAATTTTGGTTTGATTGTTGCATTGATTGGGGCTACTCTGACTGCATTTCAGATAGCCCCACTTAATATCTACATCAGTAATTTTGGTGCATTGTTGTATGCGTTGTGGGCATGGCGAGTGAGAGATTTCAACATTTTTCTGGTCAACATCGGATTGTTGGTGATATACTTGAGTGGAACGGTGTATCATCATCGTGAATTACTACTATCACTAATAAATGAAAATTAAACACATTATAGGATGCGGATTGATTTGTATATCATCTGCATCTTTGTCTCAGGAAATTGAAAAATATACCAAATTTGGCAGGGCGAGAATATGCTCAGTTGTATTAACAGAAGCAATGAATTCTGCTGCTGTTTTTGCATCCGGTACAAAAGACAAAGAAGATAAAAATCAAATGATTATAGCGGCCAATATCTTTTTGACTGCTAAAAACTATTGGGACATGGTATTTTTGGCCGAGGGAGCGCAAGGACATATCTCAGTTAATGAATATAAGAGTCTTGAGGATGTTGTTCGCAGACTGTATATAGAAAAAGATGCATTACGCACACTAACTAAAGAATCGGTTGAGTTTTGCGTAGAAGAATCAGAGGGAACAGAATCTTAACATGAGGGAAAATAAATGATTCCATTTGTAATAGAAAAAACAGCCACTTCTGAACGAAGTTATGATATTTTTTCCAGGCTATTGAAAGAAAGAATTATATTTTTAAATGGTTCTATTCACACTGAAATGAGCCATGTTGTGGTAGCTCAATTGCTATTTTTAGAGGCCGAAGATACAGAAACCGACATATTTATGTATATCAACTCTGGTGGAGGTGAAGTAACCGCTGGAATGGCAATCTACGATACTATGCGATTCATCAAGCCCGATGTATCTACTATCGTGACTGGACAGGCATGTAGTATGGGTTCGTTATTAGCTACTGCTGGTTCACCGGGTAAGCGAATTATGTTACCCAATGCAAGGCACATGATTCATCAACCGAGCGGTGGTGCGAGCGGCATGGCATCTGATATTCAGATTCAAGCAAAAGAAATTCAGAAGGTAAAAGAAACACTCACTAATATCTACGTTAATCATAATTCTGCTGGTAAAACTTATGCAGAATTTGAACGAGATATGGACAGAGATACATTTATGTCAGCGGAAGAATCGGTTGCCTATGGATTGGCTGATAAAATCATCGTAGATAGAAATAGTATCTGAAATGTTCGTTGATGATCTATTTGAGATGAGCAATATCTGGAAAAGGACTTCCGGATTGCCCGTAAACATTTATGTCAGTAGCGGCGGCAGCGTGAATAAACGTCACGGACCGAGAATTAAGGTTATGACCAACACTGATGATAATTTTAATCCACACGAAACAGTTAGCGTTATACTAAAAAGAAACATCACGCAGGATGATGTAATCGGTTACGATACACTCACCAATGATGTATTAAATGCACTAAGGGAATACATCAACAAAAACTACGATGTATTGATGAAATATTGGAATGACGAGATTGATACCACAGAAATGGTTCAAGAACTACGTTCATTATGAAAATTTCTGAATTACCTCATAATAAGCTCAGAATGAATCTACGAGAAGATACATTCATTGCCGAAATGGGCAATCTGATTGCTGATGTTACTGGTATTCCCGGTAACATCACGCTATGGACTCGCACTCAACCCGACGAATTACCCCACACCAAATGTAGAATGAAGGTGTTTAAGAATAGAATACATGTTGCAACATATTCTATCGGAAACAATCCCACAATAATCGCAAAGTATGTTAAGAATGCCTTGGATACTTATGAAAGCACTGAGATTAAAAAATTTATCAAGGAATTTAAATCGCTATTGATATCATACGTAGATGGAAAAATATCGGTTGATGACATGAAAACTGAGATTAAGAAAATACGTGGCATTTGACCTTTTTACTTGACGTGATTCCTGAACAAGCGTAGTATTGTGTATAAATAAAAGTGCTTGTTCAGACGGGGCAAGCAGATAATCTGATTATCATTACCGTCGCCTCGCGGTAGAGCTTACTCCGTGGACTCCAGGTAACCGGGTGCCCTTTAAACTAGCGTTACAAACCACTTGCCAGAGTGGGAAACAAAACTGGCACCCACTGCGATTTTTGGAGATAGCCGGCTCCTCTGATAATTCGGCAACGGAATGCCTCTCTGCTGTGTGGAGGAACGTAATTTTGGAGGTCGCATCCAAGCCTTGGCGCACTACCCAGTCCATCGCGTGTCTGGATGCCTTTAAAAATCCTCTCCTTATGGAGAAGGAATTTTGCGTCACTGTAATAGGTTTGAGGTTGAGTAATCAATCGTCTATTGAACTTGTTTCAAGTAATACCATTATTTGATGAAGGACTGGGAATTCCAAATTAACGCCAGGGAATCCCTTAATAAGAAAGTCGCAGTAGGTACCGGGGTTGGGTGCGAGCCCCCCGTCCAAGAGTTCAAAAAAATCCTACCTGTTGTATCCCTCCGGTCCCAACCGAAGATTATGATTGTCCCCTGAAAGGGGGCTGTCATAAACCCAGCACAATCCTCCCGAAGTGAGGTAATCTCAAATCTCACTATCCTCCATCATTATTCAACAATAATATTCTTATTAAACAAGAATTTATCTTTTAATCGTGTAAGAAAAAAGATGATTGGTGCTAACCAATCATCAGATGAGCTACGCTCATCTCTGAACCTACTACCACAATTTCTCCATTATAATGAACTATTGCGTTCATCCTTCTCTCATAAAAAACATTTGACTTTCCTGAATCTTTCTGTATAATACTCTCCATACCAACCAACGAGAGATAAAAATCATGTCAATGTCTTCATTTCTTGCTACCATTCGTCTTCATGGTCAATATCCCTTTAATGTAAAAATTGATGCTCTTAATACGAGCATGGCAACATCTATTGCCGAAGCTACTTATGGCAAAGGATCAATTTTTCTTATGCAAGGCTATGATCTTACCTCTGAAGGACTTTCCGATATCGCTTCGAGATCAAAATCTTCATTAGCAGGTTCATCGTCAAGTGTTTCCAATTCTGTTTCGTCAATTACCTCAAGTGTTTCCAATTCTGTTTCGTCAATTACCTCAAGTGTTTCTTCTTCTACATCAAACAGAGAGTGGGTTCCTCAGGGTAGTATATTCACTGGAATTACTATTATTCCTTTTACAATTATCGGAATGATTTATGGCGTTTTTGCTGATGCACACCACGGTGGTGGATTTATATCAGATATGATAGTGGGTGGACTGGTTGGCGCTGCTGCATCATTTTTTGTTCCAGTGCTTCTTGTAGCTCTTATTGTGATAATTCTTAAATTTGTTTACCTTCATCTGGGTGGTATTATCGGTACTATCGTTGTAAGCACTATTCTGATTGCAATGGCACTTGATTTTTACAATGATTGGATCAAGAATAAAAGAAAAGACGATCAGTATAGAAATCTTCTTATAAAGGCATACGTTCATACGTTAGGTTATGCTGATGATAAGATTTGGTTTAAGGTAGCTACCTTTACTTTGCACCAAAAGAAGATCACTAATGACATTCTGAAGAAGAAATTTCGCCTTAATGATAAGTATGTTCATGCCTTGGTGAATCTGATGGCAGATGAAGGTATGATTGGTGAAGCTAATGCGAAAGGTGAGCGCCTTGTTCTGAAGAAATTTGAGGTTTCAGATAAATACTTCATTATTATATGAATTATTATGTCACACTTTTCCAAAATCCTTGAATCACTAATGAATGATGATGAAACAACTGCTTATCAGTTGTTTCATCAGTTCGTGTTAGAATCCAGCAAGAAGATATACGAAGAAGTGAATCTCACTGAAGCCAGTTATGATGGTATGATTGCCTCGATGAAGGCTAAGTATCCCGATTTCCAACAAGAAATCACAGATCAACTCAAGTGGGCAAAGGCTACGCTCAAAAAAGACGAAAAAATCGTTTGGTATATGAAGAATGTCGGCAATATGCTTGTTGATCAACAAGCAGGAAAACAAGTACCTGATATAAAAGAAATTCAGAATGATCTCGGACACTTCTTTGGGTTTAATATACCGGCGATTGATCAGTATCAATTCGGTAAGAAGTCTTATGATGAAATTATCAATGATTTGCAATCAATAGAACAAGATTGGAGCGAGAAACAGTCTAAGCGTAATTTGCCACCAATAGAACCACAAGAAGGCGACTATGAATTGATGAAATTCCCTGATGGCTCTGCTTGGTGGTGGGTCGACAGGGCCTATTGCGACAGAGAAGGCAAGCACGGCAAGCATTGTGGTAATGTAACTGGAAAAAGCAACCCAAATCAGCGAATACTGAGCTTGAGGAAAAACGGTCAGGTATTGCTTACATTCGTGCTTGAACCTAATGGCAATTTAGGAGAGATGAAGGCATATAATAACCAAAAGCCATCAGAAAAGCTTCATCCTCAGATCATGAGTTTATTACTAAGCGACAAGGTAAAAGGAATTGAGGGTGGTGGTTACTTAGCCGACAATAACTTCTCGGTATTTGACCTATCAGATGAAAACCTACAAGTAATTCAAAATAAAAAACCTAATTTGATAAGCGATCAAATTAAAGTAAGTCCCAATCAAGCACTACGAGCACCGGCCTGGGTAAGAAAAATGTACATCAATGAGATATCGGGTCTATCACCTGGCTTACAATATCTGATTGATCCAAATACCGGTGAATACACTAATGATCCCGCGGCATGGGACAAAGCGATTCAAGCAGACCCGGAATTATCGCTGAATGTTCCGAGTAATATGATTGAGAGATATAAAGACGTGATATTGAATGTGCTGAAAAGAGATCCCGAATTACTTATATCTCAAGCAAATAGAGATATACGAAGAAATTTTGAAATTTTGGAAGGATTGGTGCAATCGTATTACAAAAATCTAGAGTTCATTCAACCATCTACTACTGGTTATACCAAACTATGTAAAATCGCTATTAGTCAAGATGGCAATGCGTTGGTATATATACCAATCGATTCAAGGACGCCGGAATTGTGCGAAATGGCAGTTAGTCAAAAAGGAGAGATGTGGAGATACGTGCCACCAGAATTGCCAGAATATGCAGATATATGCAAAATCGCTGTTAGTCAAAATCCCAAGGTGTTGATCCAGATGCCACGCGATTTACCGGAATACTCGGAAATATGCAAAGCCGCAGTCAGACAAGATAGCGAGATACTGAAAATCGTACCAACAAATTTGCCAGAATATGCAGATATATGCAAAATCGCTGTTAGTCAAAATGGCAAGGCGTTGGCACAAATATGGCCTCCTGAACTAAGAACACCCGATCTATGTAACATCGCTGTTAGACAAAATGGTTTGGCGTTGGACTATGTGCCAGAACACCCGAAACAACTAAGAACACCATCACTATGCAAAATCGCTGTTAATCAAAGGGGCATAGCGTTGCATTATGTGCCAGAAGAATTAAGAACACCAGAGCTATGCAAAATCGCTGTTAGTCAAAATGGCGAGGCGTTGGGAGCAGTGCCAGAAGAACTGAGAACACCAGAGCTATGCAAAATCGCTGTTAATCAAAAGGACATAGCGTTGTATGATGTGCCACCAGAATTACGAGACGAAGTGAAAAGAGCAGTAGAACAAGAAAAACAACAACGATAATTTTTGCAAAAACAGTTGACATTCTCAAATCATTCTGTATAATACTCGCCATACCAACGAGAGAAATAAACATGAAAGCAAATAACTTAGTAGCAAAATATGCCCGAGAAGTAAATAAAGCGGCAACTCACCGTGACCGTAAAAACGATTATCAAAGAAAAGTTAAACATAACAAAAGAGGATGGTAAGGTGAAAAAGATAGTAGCAGTAGTTGGATTGATGATAATGAGTGGATGTGCAAGTCAATCGGCAGTTAATGGATTAACTCAACAAGTGATAGTATCTTCTGATTTACAACAGCAATTCGCTAAATCCACCGTTGATGCTCAACGAAATACGGTGGCCAGAGTGGCGCAATTGGAATCAATGGTTAAGGCATTGCAAGATAGAGTGTGCTGGTTGGAAAGCAGAAACGGCAAGACCACCGATCAGGAAAAGTTGGATAAGCAATTTAAAAAATACATGTCAAAGTAGTTGACAATCTTAAATCTTTCTGTATAATACTCTCCATCAACTCAATCAGGGGAAAAATCATGAAAAGCGTAATCAAAGTAAAGCATATCACTGGCGTAAGAAATCGTAAGGGGCTGGATTGGGGTTATCTGTACACTGTTGGTGACATGGACACTCTTGAGTTCTTCATTGAACCTAAGTATGGTTATATTGATTGGTTCAGTAGTGAAGCAAAAGCTCAGGCCGCGCTTGATGCAGATTGTGATATTGCAAAACCATTTGATGATAGCGATGGCTATGAACTGACCGAGATTGATAATAATCTATGTGTTCGTGACTTCTCCACTATGGAACAAATCGGGGATGGATTCTTGGATGAGTGGGATTTCGTTCGGTGTGTACAGAATGGTGATTTTTCTGAATCTGAGTTTGAAAACTTTTGTTTTCCGGAAGAATCAGAATGCGATGATGGTGATTATTATGGTGGTGATTACTATGATGCCGCACCATCATATTATGATCCTCGCTACGATGGTCCATACAATTATATTCCTGCCGGCAATCACTGAACGAAGCTATAGCGAGTTAATTATCTGGATTAACTCGCTACATTATGTATTATCATCTGATATTGCCAATGATCCGTTGGTATTATCGCCATGCACCAACAAAAGAGTATTTGTATCATTAACAAAAGGTGTCGTTTGTGGTGTGTAATTTGCAGTATATCTCGCAATGTTGCTGATTCTTGCCTCACAGATGAAACCAGTAAACCCACACGCGGGACTACTTCCTCCCGGAAATCCGCCACCAATGAATGCGTTTGGAGATGATGCTCCTTGACTGAATACATTACTCGCTGAAATACTTTGAACAATGGTGCCATTTAAGAATGTTCTCAGAGTGCCGCTCGCTCTGCATACACAAAAGTTATACCAAGTGTTTATACTGGGTACTGATCCCGTATAAATCCAACCTACGCCAGCTTGGCCCATACACAATTTGGAATCAGATGCTTGCAAAAAGAGCGTAGGACCGCCGCCGGGTATCTCCATGAGGTAACCAAAACTGCCGATATTAAGTCTTGTTGGGTTAAACCAACACTCCATAGTAAAATTGCCTGTTCCAAATGTAAATCCATTTTGAGCCAATGGTACATTAGTGCCATTTAAGAATACGCATTCGTTCAATCCGTTGTTGCCCGGAAAAAACATTGCATATCCGGAACCCACAGGTGATCCAGTGGTTGTAGTTACGGATATGGTTTGTGGATTTACAGTGACCGCCACCCTTTTAGGATTAGCGGCCATTTTTTGCAAAAACATTATTGATACCCCTTTGTCAGACTTGCATAATATGTTGTGCCATCATAGAAGATGAATAACATATCTATCGCATTTGCTGCTGTGCTGAGAGTTTTGTTGCCACCAGCAAACTTCATGGTTGAACTTAAAGTCCTATTGCCCGTTGCATCTTGTGTCAAGATCAATGTTGCACTTTGACCAGCTTGTGGAGTACCGCCAAAACCATTGATAGTGATGTTGTTGGTCAATGTCATTCTGAATACTGAACCAGTGCTGACATCGGGAGCATACGAGGCAACGAAGGCGGGGCTATTTACTACATCTTTGTAGTTGCTGAAAGCCATACCGGCATTAGCAGCAGTGCCTCCGATAGTATTGGCAAATAATCCACCAGTAATGGTAAGATTATTTGTTACCGCACTTGCGCCAATTTGTTGAACAACCGCCCATGCGCCACCGTATATGGTACTACCCGACGACATGAGGCTTTTCAATGCTACAGTAGTATCAGTGGTTGATGTAAATATCACTTCGATGGTGCTTGCTCCATAAGAAGTAGTAGCGGCCATTCCTGTGGCTGTGCTGATAGGAGTAGTGTTGCCACTATATTGCCATTGGTAGGAATTATATCCACCCGCTGCGTCTAACGGAATACCAGCAGTTAAGCGATAGGTTTTGTTGGCTGATAGTGTGAACACACCAGTGCTTGAGTTATATGGTATACTACTATTAGTGGCTACTGTTGAATTAAATAATACAGCAGCATTTGTCGAGTTCCATGATTGGATGGTAGTGCGAACAACGTGGATGTAATCGGTTGATGCAAGAGATGATGGACCATAGGTTAGTTCTCTTGTTGATGTATTGTAATAAACCGCATTAGCAAGATTTCCGAGATCATTTCTCACAGGATTGATATACAATCCCACGTTTGATGCTACGATTGCATTACCAGAAGCATTGATTACGATAGAGTTTGCAAATTGTGCATTAGCAACAGCATTTGAACCAATAGCAATAGAGCCTGTTCCTTGGCTGTTGGCAGTATTATTACCAATAGCAATAGCAGCGTTGCCTTGATTGAATCGTGCAACCGAATTACCAATGGCGATAGCGTTTCCGCCTTGATTATACGGGGCAGCAATATTGCCGATAGCGATGGCACTATTACCTTGTCCTGTGTATGCCCATACTTGAGTATTGGCAACAATATTGCCAGTATTGGTGTTTAGGAAGTAAGTGCCAGCATTACCGGTGCCGGTTCCCAAAGCAGTGATGTAGGTATCATTTGGGACATTAGTTCCGAATAGTGTTTGACCCACTGCAAAAGTACCAGACACGTTGGCGGCATTACCGGCAATCGAGAATACATTTCCAGCAATAGTACCAGAGTTGGTAAATGCTCCTTGAATGCCCATTCCTGCTTGTGCACCAATGGCGACGGCACCGGGTCGTTGAGAATGTTGACCAGCGTAATGACCCAATGCTGTACTATTAGCCCATTGTGATATTTGGCCAGCGAAATACCCAACTGCTACCGTGTTATTTTTTTGTAAGGATTGACCAGCAGCTCCGCCAACAGCAACCGATTGTGTTCCCTGTGTTGTTTGACCAGCGCCAGCGCCGATTGCAACCGACTGTGTTCCTTGAGTGGACAGACCAGCGTTAACACCAACAGCAACACATTGCGCTCCTTGTCCGGTAGAGCCTGCGTTAACACCAACAGCAACCGCGCTTACACCTTGAGTAGTCTGCCCAGCAGATTGACCGACAGCAACCGCTTGTGTTCCTTGAGAACCACTACCAGCGTTAATACCGATAGCAACCGCGTTTGTGCCCTGAGTGGTTTGCCCAGCAGATTGACCAATAGCAACTGCCGATGTTCCTTGAGTGGTGGCACCGGCGTAATAGCCAACAGCAACACATTGTGCTCCTTGTCCGGTAGAGCCTGCGATGACACCTACTGCAACCGCGTTTTGAGCCTGACCAGATAAACCAGCACTTGGGCCGACGGCAACAGAGTTTTGTCCTTGTGTATTTGATCCAGCATTTGTGCCAATGGCAACTGCCGACGACGATTGTCTATTGCTACCAGCATCTTGCCCAATAGCAACAGCACCTTGACTTTGTAAAGTAGCAGCAGTTCGGTAACCGATAGCGACAGCAATATTACCTTGTGTATTCGCGCCGGCTTGATAACCGATGGCAACAGAAAGAGCACCTTGTCCAGATGTTACGACGACATTGCTGATGTTACCTACATTGGCATTAAGTGAATTATTCAATGAGTATGCAACACCGGTTAGTGTGACATTGCTTGTGGTTTGTGATGGTTCTACTGTCCAAATTCTACCGACCGTATTGGTGTACGTTGCGGCTGTAACAGCCGAACTTAATTGCCACGTTGAGCCGACGCCATTGCCGCTGATATTATTTGCAATCCAAACACCAGGATTTGCGCCATTGAAATTCATATACATACCAACAACAGGATCATTGCCGGAATACGAATTAACAGTTAGCGTGGTGCCACTCACTGTGGCATTCATGGTAGATTGAATTACTGATGTGACGCGAGTATTGGCAGCAACACCATTGCCGGTAACAACATAATCATTGTCGAGATAAGCAATCTGAACAGTTCCTTTTACTGTTAATGTTGTTCCTGTAATCGTTGAATTAGGGTTGATGGTGGTATTAACTGCACTTACCCGAGTATTGGCAGCAACACCATTTCCGGCAACAAGCAATGTAGTGGTGATGTTTCCGCTCTGAGTGCCAAATACCGACATCGTGCTATTAGCGAACATAATATTATTCGCTGTGTATCTTGCTGATAAACCAGCAGCTTCAGTACCGATAGCAACACTGTTAGTACCTTGGTTGATATTGGCTGCTTGAGTACCCATTGCTATACTATTGGTTTGCTGCATATTGTTGCCAGCTTGAGTGCCGATTGCAACCGCGTTAGCTAACTGAACATTGCTGGCGGCTGAAGCACCAAGAGCAACACTATTAATGCCTTGTGTATTATTGGCCGCGTTGGTGCCAATAGCGATACTATTAGCTGATTGTGTATTTGCACCAGAATTTGTGCCAATCGCAATACCACTTGTCGCTTGGGTTGAATTTCCAGCATAGCTACCGATGGCAATTGCATTTGTGCTTTGTCCAGTGAACCCTGCTTGAAAACCAACCGCTACTGCCGCAATTCCTTGTGCATTTGATCCAGCCAATTGACCAACCGCAATCGCACTTGTGCTTTGGCTAGAGTTGCCAGCTTGGTTACCGATTGCAATTGTGCCTGCTCCTTGAGCATTTGTTCCAGCATTGAGGCCGATGGCAACCGCCGAAGTACCTTGTGAAATATTTCCAGCAAATGCACCAATTGCGACTGAATTTGAACCCTGTGTATTTGCACCAGAGCCTACACCCACGGCAATTGCATTTACACCTTGAGTAACATTTCCTGCATAGCTACCAATGGCAACCGCATTAGTGCTTTGGCTCGTGAAACCTGCTTGAAAACCAACCGCTACTGCCGCAATTCCTTGTGAAGAATTACCTGCGCTTTGGCCGACCGCTACTGTTGAATTTCCTTGTGAAGTTCTACCGGCACTTGTGCCAATTGCAATAGCACTGACACCTTGGGATGTGAGTGCGGCAGAATTACCAATAGCAATACTATTGTTATTCAATGTAAACGATGGTGTGCCAGCAACAGTCATAGTAATATTGCCGTTAGTGCCCATAATGGATACATTAGTGGTGCCATTGGCGAGATTGCCGATAAAGTTATTGGCAGAAATATTACCAGTAATCGCCATTGAATTACCAATGAAGTTATTGCCGGTTATATTCCCTGTTACTACAGTGTTGCCAGTAATGGTTTCATTGCCAGTGATAGCAACATTGTTACTGATAGATAGGTTATTACCTGAGATATTACCGGTTACAACGGTATTACCGGTTACAGCAACACTATTACTGATAGATAAGTTATTACCTGAGATATTGCCGGTTACAACGGTATTACCGGTTACAGCAACACTATTACTGATAGATAGGTTATTACCCGAGATATTTCCGGTTACAACTGTATTGCCAGTAATGGTTTCATTGCCAGTGATAGATAGGTTATTACCCGAGATATTGCCTGTTACAACGGTATTTCCGGTGATAGCAACATTGTTACTGATTGATAGGTTATTGCCTGAGATATTACCGGTTACAACTGTATTGCCAGTAATGGTTTCATTGCCAGTGATAGCAACATTGTTGCTGATAGATAGGTTATTACCTGAGATATTCCCCGTTACTGTAGCATTCCCACCGATAGTTTCATTTCCTGCAATAGCAACATTGTTACTGATAGATAAGTTATTACCCGAGATATTACCCGTTACTACGGCATTGCTTGCTACAGTGATATTGTTGCCGATAGAAGCATTGCCTGATGTTGCTAATACACCAGTGCTTACTCCACCACTATTAACAGTATCGTAAACGATAACATTACCTTGAATATTAGCGCCGTTTGCGTTTAGCCAGCTACCACTATTGATATTGCCAACAACATTCGCAATTCCAATTGAATTCAAGTTGCCACCAGAAATGTTTCCTGCTAAATTGATGGTATTAGAATAAGTGATTTCTTTTGATGTGACGTTATATGTTACCGCTTGTGCAATATTAGATTGATCATTGCGAACCGGGTTAACATAGAATCCTGCATTCTGGCCATTTTGAATAGTGCCACTTGCATTTAATACGATAGCGGCATTACTTGCATGAGCGCGAGAACCAATTGCAACTGAATTTTCCGCTTGATTAGTACCACCTGAACCAGCACCAATAGCAACAGCATTGTTGCCCTGTGACGCGGCACCAGCACCAACGCCAATAGCAATTGCATTTGCTTGTTGGTTGCTTGCACCAGCACCATCACCGACCGCAACGGCACCAGATACCTGTTGGATAGTATTGATACCAGCACCAATAGCTATAGATGTGGATGATAGGTTTACAATAGGAGTACCATTGACTGCCATTGTGATATTTCCATTAGCAATCGGAATGCTAACATTGCTTGTGCCATTGGCTAATCTTGAAGCAATCGGTACATTAACAAGATTGCTACCATCACCGGAGAAGTAAGCAGCCGTAACTGTATTGCTAAAATTAGCATTATTGCCAGTTAATGTACCAGAAACAGAGAGATTTCCGGCAGCGACGACATGATTGACTGATAGATTGCCAGTAACAGCGATATTGCCAGAAGCATTGATGTCCACGGCATTAGCGGTACCTGATACAACCAGAGATGTCAAGTTGCCAACAGAAGTGATATTTGGTTGAGCAGCAGTATAAACAGTTCCGGCAATAATCGCGTTGGATACTTGGCCAGTAACAGCAGCACCAGTAATACTTGTTAATGCAGCACCATTACCGGAGAATGCACCAGCGGTAACAGTATTTGCGAATGAACCAGTAGTTGCACCAGTTAGTGGGCCAGCGATATTAGCGCCACCCGTCGCTTTGATAGGTAAATTACTAACCCAACTGTTGCCTCCGCTGTTGTATGTCCATGTAGCATAAGCTGTATTGCCGGGACCAACTGCTAAACCACCACCCGACGCTTCGCTTTGACTATTAGCGGAATTGGCCGCTTGCCATAGTAGGTTACTCGTAACAGCAGTAGATACATCAACGTATGTTAAGTTACCAGTAACTTGTAGGTTGCCTTGAATCACCACATTACCTGCCGCCGAACCATCGCCGATTGGATCAATGGTGATCGTTTGGGAGGCTGTCTTGATTAAATTATCAACGATAGCGATACTATTTGCACCTACACTTAATGTGTTAGCGATAACAGTTGAATTACTTGTGATATTGCCCGTAGAGAATACTTGTCCGCTTGTAACGACATTAACAGCAGCAACGGTGTTGCCCACTGTGGCCGTTTTGGTAGCAGAATCATATGTAAATCCAACATCAGCACCAGCCACGTCATTATCATTGAATAGTACCTGAGTATTAGCACCCGGAACAGATAGATTACCAGAGATATTACCTTGGAAGTCACCGATGAATAGATTAGCTATTACTGTGTTGGCGATATTTGCATCAACAGCCGTAATTGTGCTGGTGCTTGTCACTGTATTGCCTGTAATAGCATTAGTAGTAACAATCGGAGTAGAGATATTGCCACTTTGTAACAATGCAACTACATTAGCATCTTGATAACTGCTAGTGATGTTAGATAAGAATCCACCATCGCCGTAATAAGCATTTGCATAGATATCACCATCATTGATGATGTTACCAGGTGATGTTAGATTGCCATCAACGGCAAACTTCCATAGATAATCATATCCGGGTGAGTTTAGCGTATCAATATTCTGAAGATAGATACCGTCATTTTGGACATAAACCCAGTTCGTGATAGAATTAGGTGCGCCATAAGGGTCATAATTGGCGATATCTTCTACCCACTGTAACTGAGAATAACTTGCACCCGGTACAGTACCACCGGCAGTAACAGAGATACCTCTATTGGCTTTGCCGTTAATAGTCAGAGTGCCTTCAAATCCAGCGGCAGTAACAGAATCAACTGAGCCACCTTCGGCAAAGGCAAGAGTATTACCCGCGCCAATAGTTAAATCACCAGAGTAGATTGTTCCTTGTGTATTTGCATTGGCGAGATACGCGGCAGCATTTACGTTTGAATAAACTTGACCTTGTAGTGTAAGAATATTAGAAGCATTGTTGGCTACATTGCTGTCGGTATTGGCTACATTGCTGTTAGTATTAGCGATATCAACAATAATATTGGCTACATTAGAATCGGTATTGGCTACATTGGCACTGACATTAGTTACATTTGCATTGGTATTTGCAATACTTAGGATAATATTAGCTACATTACTATCGGTATTCGCTACGTTCGCATTAGTATTAGCGATGTTCAGAACGATATTAGCTACATTAGAATCGGTATTGGCTACATTGCTGTTAGTATTAGCGATATCAACAATGATATTGGCTACATTGGAGTCTGTGTTAGCTACGTTTGCATTGGTGTTAGCAATATCAATAACAATGTTAGCTACATTGCTGTTAGTATTAGCGATATCAACAATAATATTGGCTACATTGGAGTCTGTGTTAGCTACGTTTGCATTGGTGTTAGCAATATCAACAATAATATTGGCTACATTAGCATCTGTATTTGCTATATTGCTATTGATTGCAATGATAGTGGAATCCGTTGGAAGATAATTAGCAACATCACTATTGCCATAACCGCCTGTTGCATTTGCAAGATTTAAATTAGATAGATTATACCCGTCTCCGAAAAACTGAGCAGCCGTAATACTATTAGTGCTAACAATCTCCGTTGATAGGTTGCCGCTCTCAAGATAAAGAGCTACGTTGCTATCTCCGTAAGCGCCAACTATTGATGAATATTGGATATTGGATAGATTGCCACCATCTCCGCTAAAATCACCACCCACGAAAATATTGCTCACGACAGAATTACTTGTTAGCGTTTCACCAATGGTGATATTGCCGTTAGAGATGACAACGCCAGTAGTTGAAATTTCTCCATTTGCTATGATATCAGTAGTAGTTACAGTGTTACTAACAATAACATTACTAACAATTTCACCGCCAGTATTGTTGGCCAAATAGGCAGCAACATCGGTATTGCTGTAACCCCCTGAAGCAAAAGCAATGTTGCCCAAGAAATAATTTGCAGTTACATTGCCGCTAGTAATAACATCGGTGGTAACATTACCACTTGCAAAATAGTCAGCGACATTAGAATTGGCATAACCAGCAGGTAAACCAGTTAATTGGCTACCATCGCCAATAAAGTAACCGGCAGCGATATTTCCGCTAGTAATAACATTGGTGGTAACATTACCACTTGCAAAATAATTGGCAGCATCAGAGTTGGCATAACCAGCGGGTAAACCAGTTAATAGACTACCATCACCAATAAAATAATTAGCAGTAATATTGCCATTGCTGATAGTTGTATTAGCAATTGTAGCTTCTTGAGCCGATAGATTACCCGATACAGAGATTGCATTGACATTAGTAGCACCATTGGCAGCAGAATTGGCAGTTACAACAGGATTGCCATTTACGGTTAAATCATTTGTGTTGGTTAAACTGATAGGAATGGTATTCATGTAGATTGTATTACTACTGATCCATAAATCCTTCCATTGATTCGTAGCATTGCCTAATGAATAGATCGCATTTCCGTCCGGAATGATGTTGCTCACTCTCGCTGATGCTAAGAATGCTTCAACATTTGAATTGCCATAGCCACCAGTGCCATTTCCGCCACCGAAGTAGGGAAGGTCCACCCAGTTATCTACCCCTGTGCCTATCTTTATCTGATTTGTTGTTAAATCGATACCGATCTCGCCTTGAGCAAGCAGTGGATTGATAGCTATCCAGTTATTGGACGTGTCTCTGCGTAATTGAATTTCTGATGCCATTGATGTTACCTATTAAAAAGAAGTATGATGTATTTATCTTTTTATGTGAGATTGATTCATGATATAATAATTCGGGCAAAAAATAACCCCGAATAAATCGAGGTTATTGCTGTTAAATGATTGATGAGTTTAAGCAAAACCACCATTGATAACTTGACTTGGTGTATACACGCTGGCGGCAGAACCACCGTTTACTTGATCGGCGTCAAGATAAACGGAATCTGCTGCACCACCGTCAATTTGTGTTTTACCAATGCCACCACCGCCACCGCTAACAATGATACCACCGGGAGTAACACCATCGCTGACTCGTATGGTGTTGTCGTCGGGGCGATAGAATAAACGTCCCTCTTGGCCTATGTAATTAGCACCAGGATTGTTGTTATCTCGTGATGTGTAAAGTCTTTGAATCCAGTCTTCCGTTTCAGCCATTATCTTGCTCCGTTGTTGATTGTATTTATGCTTTGTCGTCAAATACTGTAAACTGGCAGGAATTAGATAAATAGAAATACCGATCACGATATTGCAAGTATCCATCGGTTCTAACGTCGCAGAAGGACATCAGCAATGATTATTTATCTATTATACCTTAGCGTTGAACTATCTTCTATCGGCGTTGCCATAACCAACAAAGGAGATAATCAATGGCAACCAAAAAATTAAAAACACCTATTTACTATACCTACCTGATCGGCTGGTCCTGGCTAAATGTTTGGTATTATGGAAGCAAGTATGGAAAAGATGCCGATCCCGGCTTATTCTGGGTTAAATACCAGACGTCGAGCAAGTATGTAGCCAAGTTCCGAGAACAACACGGTGATCCTGATATCATTCAGATCAGACGCCAAGGCTTCTCTACGCCAGATGACGCAGTACTGTGGGAGCATAAAGTTTTGCGTCGACTTAAAGTGGTTGCCGATGATAAGTGGTTAAATAAATCTGATTGTTACAAGTGTTATGTTACTGGAAAGGTATCTGTGTGTGATAAAGATGGGTTTGTCTATTTTGTATCACTTGATGATCCACGTCGTTTGTCGGGTGAATTAGTCGGAATCAATAAAGGTATGATGCCAGCTAAAGATAAAGACGGAAACTTAATGCGAGTATCAATAGATGACCCGAGAATACAGACTGGTAATATTATGCATATTTTTAAAGGAATGATGCCAGCTAAAGATAAAGATGGAAACATTTATCATATCAATATGGATGATCCTCGGCGTTTGTCGGGTGAATTAGTCGGAATCAATAAAGGTATGATGCCAGCTAAAGATAAAGACGGAAACATTTATCGTATCAGTATGGATGATCCTCGGCGTTTGTCGGGTGAATTGGTTAGTATCTCGACTGGAAAAGTGGCGACAAGAGATAAAAACGGAAGGGTTCGTGTCGTCGGCAAAGATGACCCTGAATGGTTATCAGGAGAACTATTCGGCACCACTAAAGGCATGATGCCTGCTAAAGATCAGAACGGCAAAGTCCACCATATAGCAATAGATGATCCACGACGGCTATCGGGTGAGTTAGTTAGTACCACCAATGGTACCATAAAAGCAAGAGATGAACATGGCGTCATTCACCACATCAACGCAGATGATCCAAGATGGATTTCAGGAGAAATGGTTGGACACGCCAAAGATACTATGGTTGTGAAGGATTTGCAAGGTAATATGTTTAGGACAACCAAAGATGATCCCAGATGGTTAACTGGGGAGATTGCTGGTAACCGTAAAAAGAATTGGCCGCCACAAATTTAGCGGTGTAAAATATTAAAAGCCCCGAAGGGGCTTTTAATATTTGTCAAGCGGTGGTATTACACCGGGTAATCATCGTCGCCGAGCGCGAACAATACTGCTGGGTTCAACCCGGCCAGTTCACGCATACGATTCATTTCCTTGACTTCCTCGTCTAACTGCTCTTCCTCCTTGTCGTCAAGTTTATCTTTGTCAGTGTCTATGTTGGCTGCTTTGATAGAGGTCTTGCCTAAGCGAGATAACTCTCTGTCTGCTTTGGCAACATCCGGATCCTCGTTGTCATCCTCGCTCCACTCAACGATAGAATCGTGATAGTTTGATTCCTTTACCAGAGCCAGTTCAAGAATACGATCAATTGACTCACCTGTGCGTTTATCAAGAGCCATTAGACGTTCAAGACGTTCAGTCCTGTCCACGAACTTAGAATCATGATAGTTTGATTCCTTTACTAAAGCAAGTTCAAGGATGCGATTCAAAGATTCATCAGCGCGTTCACGTTCTTCATCGTCGTCCGAATCATCATCGTCCGAATCATCGGAATCTGCTCTTGGTTTAGAACGCTTGCCAGAATCAGAACCATCGGTGGTTTCATTAGGATCAGGTTGTCCATCCACTTCTTCAGCAGTTTGAGGAGCACCGATATAACTATGATCGTTATCATCGCCATGCCATCCCTCATCACCATATTCTTCGTTGTAGCGTACAGCCGGAGTGCCGTCATCAAAAACGTTTTCAACATCTACTGCTTTCTTCAATAGTTCAGATTTTAATTGAAGCGGTGGAAGATAAAGGTCTTCCGGCATTTCATCATTGCCCGAAGGCATCTTGCCGGGTTCTCTTCGTTTTTCATCCTCACCATCTGGTAGTTCAACTAAAGTTAAATCGCCAGTAAATGCCGTGAATTTGCTGGTATTGTCACCACTTGACCTTTCGGTTGGAGTGGAGTCTACCATATCACTGATATTTCTTATTACATCGCTAATTTTCATGTGATCCTCGTTTGTTAGTAGTATTTATCTTTTAATTCGCATAATTGTTTTTAAAACCAAGTATCCGTAAATGTCGGACTGGCATTAGCACCATCGCAATGCAATAATAGCAAAGTGTAAGGATCATTTACGAATGCCTGAGCAGCAGGAGTGTAGTTAGCGGTATATCTCGCTACATTGCTAATGCGTATCTCGTCTAAATAACCCTTGAGAGGAAAGGTACCAGCGTTGCCATCGTATCCATTACATCCCATCGTGCAGTTACCTGCGATGTAGTTGTTATTATCAACGTATGTTACTCCTTCTTGAACGCCGTTGATATACAAATTGGTATTACCTTGATACCGAACCACCGATACCGACGACCATTGATTCAGTGGCGTTGCTGTCGTGGAAGAAGTGATTCTGGTAGTAGCCGACACATAGTAGATAGTTGAACCAGTTGCTCGTGGGCCAACGAGTGGGTATGCTCCTTGTGTAGCTGCCGGCCTCATATCTACGCCTAAAGAATCTGTGAAACTGGTAGGATAGTACCAATACTCAATAGTAAAGTCATTTGTTCCAAAAGCGAAATCAGTAGTAGGTGTAGCTCTGATACCACCAAGATTGCCGTTATTTGACAATGAACCGGTGCCGAATTTTACTTGAGCATCTGATATTCTTCCTTGTTGAATAACGCTAATAGTTTTTGGTGTCCTGAATGCTGGCATATCTCCCAAGTAGATACCTTGTCCGATAGTTATTCCTTGTTGTATTTCAAACGTCATATAGCACTGCTCATATCAACAAAAACATTACTGCCATTGGTTCCATCGCAGTGAATCAATAATTTAGTGTAATTATCTGTCGTGAAAGCAGAGGTAGCTGGTGTATAGTTGGCAGTATATCTGGCAATGTTGCTCAATCTGATTTCATCCATGTTGCCGAGTATAGGAGCAGATCCGAGCGTAAAATCATTTCCTGCTATGATACAGTTGCCCGCTTGATAGTTGAAAGAATCTACGAACGTACTGCCACTTTGGTTTCCATTGATGTACATCCTAGTGTTGCCAGCGGAACGAACAACAGCAATAGAGTTCCAAGTGTTCGCCGTAATCACAGTGGTCGCAGAAGTTATCCGAGTTACTGCGCTTACATAATAGCCGACTGAGGAGTTAGTATTGATAAAAATGACCGGATATGCGCCTTCGTTTGATGCTGGCCTCAACCCAATCAGCGTGGATGCTGTTGAGAATGCCACTGGTCTGTACCAAAACTCCATAGTAAAATTACCGGTGCCCCAAGCAAAATCCGAAAAAGGATTTACACGCAAGTAACCACTCAAGTTGTTGGATGTATATGAGCCTGTTCCAAACTTGGCTTGGGCGGTTGATACCTGAGCCTGTCCGACAGGAGTGACAGTGTGAGTCAATCCACCCCCGCTTGAAAAGACAGGTATATCTCCTATGGCAATACCTGGTGCTATTGTTATTCCGGATTCAATCGTTATTGTCATACTGCGCTACTTGAGTCTGTAAAAGATGTGCTGTTGTTGGCACCATCACAATGGAGCAACAACCGAGTAAAAGTATCTGGCCAAAATTGACCAGTAGCAGGCGTGTAATTGCCAGAGTATCTTGCTACATTACTGAATCTGATTTCATCCAGATTGCCTTGTACGAACAAACTGGTACCGTTTTGAAAATCATTAGCCCCGATGATACACGCTCCAGCTTGGTAGTTATTGTTATCAACGTAGGTTGAACCAGTTTGGGTGCCATTTACGTATAGCTTGGTATTGCCCGATAACCGAACAACCGCAATAGAGTTCCAATCATTCAAGGTCAGAATGCCAAGAGCAGATGTTATTCTGTTGCCAGTCGCAATATACCAATTTACTGTATTGTTGTTATTTACGTATATATTAGGAAATAGACCTTCTGTACTCGCTGGACGAAATCCAACCAACGTGTAGGCTGAGGTCACCGATGTAGGACGAAGCCACATTTCCATCGTGAAATCACCTGTTCCCCAAACAAAATCTGAAAAGGGAGTGATACGCAAATAACCTGCTGTAGAGTTACTTGTGTATGATGCTGTTCCAAACTTAGCTTGAGCGGTTGACATCCTAGCATTAGTGTTGGCGACAATAGTGTGAGTATTGGCACCAGCACTGATAATCGGTATATCGCCCATGACGATTCCGTTCTGAACTGTAATACCTGACTCTACTGTAATTGACATAATCGTTTATTTTGATGCTCTAACAATGAAGTAAGCCTTCAAGTACCCATCGGGCAAATCTGTGCCTATTGACATTTTCACAACACGTTGAATATTATATTCACGCTCGCCAAAATACTCAGCACATTTAGCGGCATTGTGTTCAGTGACATGCTGAACCCATTCGTCATTCACTCCTAAATCTGGTGCAGAGAATGTGAAATGTGACATCCTTTCGCCATCCCAATTGAAGTTGACCGCTGTGTTCATTGGTGGATGATCCACGCTCATTATTACATCGGTGTTATTACAGCCGTGAAGGTCAGCAAAATCCTTCAACGCTTGGCCATGACCGCGAACGGCAAACTTGAATTGATTGCGATTTCTTTCGGGATAAATGCCTACTTCGTCGTATTCCGCTGGAGAATTGACTACGGGTAGTGCAGGTGTAGAAACACCAAGAATAGACGCCAACCCAGCCATTGTCTCTTCTGCTCTGAATGCTCTAAACTGTAGTCTGGTAAAGAATGCAGGAGTTTTAGAACCACAATCAAACTCAAGTGCCAAACTTGGGTACGAAGAGTAGGGAGCAGGGACAGCACGGTATTGGTCAAGCAGAGCAAGACTCTCATCATTAAAGAAGCCTGCCTCTATCATACCCTCGTCGTAATAAACAGAAAAATCCACCTTCTGTTCAGGGTCCAACTTTGAATACTCAAAGATGTAAAACCGATATGGACTGATATATTTTAGGTCGTAAAAGTAATTGGGATTCATATTATAATAACTGATTAAATGTAGTACTGCCGTTTGCTCCGTCAAAGATCATACCAAGGGCAGCATCGGCGTAGTTAACAAATGGAGCGACCGTCTGTTGAGATATAAACGGAGCATCAAAGTCATAGAATTCTGGTGCGTAATTACCGATCCACGTCCAAATCTCACTGAGATACAATTGACACGACACGCTTGACCCAGCTTTACATCCTATAGAGAAAGGTTGGGTGCTGCCTGCAAACGAATAGGATGCGAATCCAGCGTCATACATTGGTATCTTGGGAACCATACTGGCACCAGCCCATCCGCCCCAAACAGCAAAGTTGTAAGCGGAGTAGAATGGTTGACACAGCCGCTGTACTACCAAATAATTCCAAGCGTTACGAGCCCATACGTGCGCACCATATGCCAACTCAGTGCCTTCGTACGTTTCAATAGATACCCAATCTAATCCGTATCCAGTTCTACCAATGTTAAGCACAAATCCGTTTGCTGCTTCTGTTACTAATAAATTTTTGCATTCGTTGGTTATGTTACCAGGGACATAGAAATATAGGATATAAATGCAACTCTGTTGACCAGGTGAAAGCGTTTGTGCTCCAGCGTTGTATATGCGAACATTAGTGCCCGTCGCTGTAAAATCGCCCACAGTGTTGGCCCAAAAACCAGGAACAGCGGGACCGACGCTAGTGATAATAGGCTGGTTAGGTGCCGTACCCATGTTTGTGAAACTCCCTCTACCCAAAATCTGTCCGTAATTAGTAATCGGAAACGCAGGGTCACCGCCTGGGAATACGAACGGCATCTTAGCTGGCTGGGTACCGTTTGATGCACCAGTTCCACTAGTCCACAACCATGCTGCATCCGCAGTATAATCAGGAGTACGAGGATCATAGTTAAAAGTGCTATGATCCGGAATGTCGCTTGTAGGATTCAACCACCAAATATACTGGGTCCCGGTGATAACCGGTATATTTTCACTTACAGGGGGCGGGACAAACGAATTACTAGTGCCATACACAGAATCACCGATGACATATCTTAGATTACGCCAGCTGCCGGACGTGCTATAACCATAAGTCTCGTCTCGGTCGCCAACTGGACCACCAAATATCCATAAGGTCGTAGAAACAGAAGAATCAATTGTACCAGTGAAGCCAGATAGTCGTGCTGATAACACCCCATTGACCCATGTGCTCACTGTTGTTCCGCTGCGAGCAAAAGCAAGATGCATCCATCCTGCTCCTGCGTAGTTACTTGCTGGAGCATAGTAGTAGGTATCCGGTCCTTGCCCGCCGCCCACTAGGAATGACAATGCCGCTGTACCGTCTCCAGGTTGATAAAAACTAACACCAAACTGATAACCAGGCAAATTGCCAAAACTGAACATCTGTCCACCAAGGCCGTCTATGGAGCACCACATCTCCCAACAAAAATCACCAGTGAGCGGCAGCAAGTTGTTGAAATTAGCAACGCTATTCGGTAGAAACATATTTGCATTGTTTTGGTTAGACACACCATATGCGGTAGAGCCCGACGGCGGTAGCGCCGCCGACCCCACTGTTAGCTGTTCAAAAGCTGACATATTAATATACTCCTGTGCCGTTAACGAACCAGGTATCAGTATCCACCTTCAACAACGTTCCAATGCCGTATGGGCTTACTGTTCTGCTGGTGCTTATGTTGTTGCCACCGAGATACATAGTTACGCCTGCCTGTGGAGTAAGAACTGCCGCACCCGAACCTTGCTGTACGAGCGTAATGGTAGTACCTACAGCGAACGCAACGTTGGAGTTTGATGGAACTGTCACGCTGATGTTGTTTGCTGATGTTGAATACAAGAACGTGCCTGCTTGTCCAAGGCTCAGAGTAGTGTTGCCGGTAAGAGTAGTCTTGCCGATAACAGACGCTGGTCCGTAACTTACTTCCTTCGTGGAAGTATTAAAATACATCACGTTTACGAGGTTTCCGTTATCGCTACGAATAGCATTCATAAACACGTTACTGTTAGTGAATACTGCTACCTGTGCTTGGTCATTGTTACCACCAGCGAATAACTTGATGTTTTTCGTTGGCACTGTGGTACCGAGAACCAGGTTACCACCGCTCTGTGCAGTATTAGCAGTATTGCCTTGAGCATACAAGAATGTATCAACCGGGTAGAGGATATTACCTAGACTATTAGTCGGAGAGTTTCTGTCGTAGGCGCTATTGACCAATCCCAACGCAGCATAATTGACAGTATCGTTACCGTTATTAGCAGTGATAACGATGTCGGATTCCGCATTACTGCCTGTACTCAAGTTCTGTAGATTGATTTGCAAGTAACTATCTACATTACCACCAAAACTGGCTACAGTATTCGGCAATGAACTGATGGTAGTACCAGCCGCGAGGTTTCCAGTAGTAATGACGTTGCTTGTATTAGTACCACTAGCAAGATAGAGAGCAACGTTACTATTGCCATAGCTGCTGCCGCCGCTTACTGTAGTCCAACTTAGTACTCCATTGCCGTTAGTTGTAAGAACTTGACCATTACTGCCACCAGTGATACTGACATTGCCCACAGCACCGAGGTTTGATAAGCCACTGACCGTGATGTTACCAGATGCTAGGAAATTGACAGCAGCGATATTATTAGCGCCACTTATGTTGCCTGTACCGACATTTCCTGATACAATGATATTACCATTTGCTGTTATGCTACCTGAAGAAATGTTGCCTGTGGTAGAATACCCGCCGGTATTGTTGCCGTTTGCTAAGTAGTTGCTGACCTGTGTATTACCATAGGCAGTAGCATAGGTGAGTTCATTAGTGGTTGCGTTGAAATAAACAACGTTTGCCACATTAGCAGTGTCGTTACGAACTGGATTGACATAGAAACCTGAGTTGGTTGCGTTTTGTGCTGAACCAGAAGCATTAAGGATAATACTATTTGCTGGTTGAGAAGCGTTACCAGCAAGATAACCAATGGCAACAGAATTGATGCCTTGTGAAACCTGACCAGCTACTCCGCCGATTGCTATTGCTCTCGCTCCTTGTGTTGTCTGTCCAGCTTGGTAGCCCATGGCAATAGAGTTGGCACCTTGTGTGTTTGCCCCAGCCGTGTTACCGATAGCAATAGATTGTGCTCCTTGTGTGAGACTACCGGCCACTGTACCTATTGCGATACCAGCGGCACCCTGAGTGTTGGCACCTGCTTGGTAACCGATAGCCACGCCACCCAATCCCTGTGAGGCGTTAGCTGCATCTTCGCCTATAGCTACTGAACTACCGCCCTGTGATACACGACCAGCATCGTAGCCAATGGCTACTGAACGAGCACCCTGTGATACGTTAGCAGCATACGTGCCAATAGCAACACCGTTGGTAGATTGGCTTGTGGAGCCCGCTGTGAAACCGATTGCGATAGCGTATGAGCCTTGAGTATTTGAGCCAGCTTGTAAGCCAATGGCAACTGCATTTGCAGATTGGCTAAATTGACCAGCTAATGGTCCCATAGCAACAGCATTGACACTTTGAACATTACTACCAGCCAAGTAACCAATAGCAACTGATTGAGTTCCTTGAGTATTATTTGCCGCTCCTGTACCAATAGCGACAGCACTTTGTCCCTGTGAGGTCAGAGCGGCATCAGAGCCGATTGCTATACCGGATGCACCTTGAGACGTTTGACCGGCAGATTTACCGATTGCTACTGCTGATCCGCTTTGTGAATTATTGCCAGCATTTTGCCCAATCGCAACAGAGTTAGTGCCTTGGGTATTTCCGGCAGCATTATACCCGATTGCAACAGATTGTGTTCCTTGGGAAATTGATGCAGCACCATCACCAAGCGCAACTGATCTGATGCCTTGTGATGTTTCACCAGCAGAAGAACCGATAGCAACGGCGGTATTGCCTTGGGTAATATTACCTGCGAGATAGCCAATAGCAACACTTTGCATTCCTTGTGCGTTGCTTCCTGCTGAGTGGCCGAGGGCAACAGAACTGTTTCCTTGAGTTCCTCTACCAGCCAAGTAACCAACCGCTACTGCATTTGCGCCTTGTGTCGTAACAGCAGCGTCAGAGCCGATAGCAACGCTTCTCGCGCCTTGTGTAGATTGACCTGCTAGATGTCCCATAGCCACAGCTAACCCACCTTGACTAGTTACCCCAGTGAATGATCCTATAGCAACAGCGTAATCTCCTTGGGTAGTTTGTCCAGCAGCTGATCCAATTGCAACACTATTAGTTCCTTGAGTGGCATTACCGCAATTTTGTCCGATAGCAACTGATTGCGATCCCTGTGAATTATTACCTGCTCTAAAACCGATAGCCACTGATTGAACGGATTGACTATTTCTTGCAGAGTGATAACCAATTGCAACACTGTTGGCATTTTGTGATGCGTTGCCAGATTCAAAGCCAATAGCGACTGAATTAGCACCTTGCAAACTATTACCAGTAAATGTTCCGATAGCTACGGAATTGTTTCCTTGGGCATTAGCACCAGCAGATGTTCCGATAGCGACCGAGTTAGAACCAGCATTAGCAGTAGCTGCGCCTGATCCAATAGTAACACGATTATTGCTAAAAACTGCAACGATTTCAGATGTGGTATTACCACCAGCAAATACTCTGACGACTTTTCCTGCAACTGTGGTGCCGATAGCGAGATTGCCGCCACTTTGAGATGTATTAGCTGTATTACCTTGAGCATATACGAAAGCATCAGCAGCATTGATGATATTACCGAGGCTATTGGTGGGAGTATTTGCATCATAACCGCTATTGACGATACCCATGTTAACAAAATTAACGGTATCATTGCCATTATTGGCGGTAATAACAAAATCAGCTTCGGCATTTGACCCGTTGCTCAAGTTTTGGAGATTTATCTGAGCATAACTATCAACATTAGCACCAAAGCTTGCAACAGTATTAGGTAGAACAGCAATGGTATTTCCGATTGCCAAATTACCTGTTGTAATAATATTGCTTGTGTTATTGCCACTCGCTAGATATGTGGCTACGTTTGAGTTGCCATAATTGCTTGCACCTGGACCATAAGTAAGTTCCTTTGTGGTCGTGTTGTAATACAGCACGTTTGTGGTGTTTCCGGTATCATTGCGAACAGGATCAACATAGAAACCAGCATTGCGTGGAACCATATCAACACCGGTTGCTACGATAGCAATACTGTTAGCTGGTTGAGCGAATGTGTTGCCGGCACCAGCGTTGAGACCGATAGCGATACTGTTAGCACCCTGGGTTCGGTAGCCAGCGTTTGTTCCTATAGCAACAGCATTGGATCCTTGAGATTCAGTAGCAGCACTTGAACCAATACATACTGAATTGTTGCCTTGTGCGTTTCCGGCAGAATTATATCCGACAGCAACTGAGTTTAGACCCTGACGTGAGTATCCAGTGCCAGAACCTATGGCGACGGCTGTAATACCTTGAAATTCATAACCGGCGGTTGGCCCAACAGCAACAGAACTAGAACCTTGTCCATCAGTTGCGGCACCACGACCAACTGCAACGGAACCAGAACCTTGTGTGTTTGCGCCAGCGTCAGAGCCGATGGCAACAGCACGGAATCCTTGTGTGTTTGCGCCAGCGGTAACACCTATGGCAACAGTTTGTGTGCTTTGTGCTGTGGCACCAGCACCAGCACCCAAAGACACGGCGCTGTTGCTGATTCTGCCAGCACTGTTTCCGGCTACAGTAAATGCGATGTTACCGTTGGCTGTTGGGATAAAGACGTTGCTTGTGCCATTCACTATTTGAGTCTGAGTAGGCAAACTAGTTAGTTGGCTACCATTGCCCAAAATATAATTGCCTGTTACATTGCCAGTAAATGTGGCGGTGTTACCGGTGATGTTACCAGTGTAGGTGGGCAGATAAGCTGCTACATTTGAGTTGCTATAAGCGCCGACCAAATTAGCATACTGAATGTTAGATAATCCACCGCCATCGCCGAAGAACGTACCGGCTTGAATATCAGCTGGAGTCGCATTAGCAAAATCAACAACGGTGGTTGGTTCATCGGGTAGATTGTCAAATAGCTTCCAAACGCCATCAGTGTGATCACGAACGAACCCAGTGTGTAGTTCGCCGTTACCTGGATCATAACTTGCGATTAAGCCAAGATCAACAATGTCAGCGGTATTATTCGCACCGATATAGATAAGTGGATCACCTACCACTAAATCAGTAACGTCCTGATAATTCAGATTACCAGATACAGTGACGTTGCCAGCTACGCTAATGTTGCCGTTGAATGTAGCATTGCCAGCAGTAATGTTATTTGGAGAAATGTTGATTGCTCCAACGATATTAGCACCCGGTAAATTAGTAAGATTGCTGCCGTTACCAATAAAGTATCCAGAAGAAATAGTGCCAGTGGTATTAATTGAATTGCTGCCGAACGAAGCAAGATATGCTGCTGCACTTGCGTTATTGTACAACGATGGACTTGGTAGCCATCCGCCATTGCCAGCCAAATACGTGGACACGTTGCCATTTAGGTTTATAGCTGCGAGATTGCCAGCCCCGACTACATTAGCGAGAGCGATGTTTCCTATAAATGTGGTTGCAGTAACATTATTTGCGGTGATGTTGCCCGTATACGTAGGTAGATAATTAGCAACGTTGCTGTTACCGTAACCACCAGTAGCGTTGGCTAAGTTCAGGTTTGATAGATTATAACCATCGCCGATAAAATACCCAGCTGTAACATTTCCGATTGTAGTTATATTGTTGCCAGCAATATTGCTCGTGTTCGTTGGCAGATAATTGGCAACGTTGGCGTTGCTGTAGGCACCAGTAACGTTAGCATAAGGAATATTACTTAATCCAAATCCATTACCGTAAAATAAATTAGCAGTAACAACATTGGCTAAGATATTTCCAGCATATGTTGGCATATAATTAGCAACGTTACTGTTACCGTAACCACCGGTAGCATTGGATAGATTTAGATTGGATATATTGCTGCCGTCACCAATAAAGTAACCAGCAACCATCTCATTTCCGGCAACAACATTACCAGATACACCAATATCTGAGATTTCCCCAGTAATTGGATCATAGGTAGTAATGTTTGATAATTCGCCGGTTACTTTATTTTTAATTGACATTTTATAACTCCGTTGTTCGTTAATGCTATTCTCTTTTATGTGTATATTTATCTATACCATATCTATATTATTCATTGTTGTTGGAAGCTGATTTAGTATCAGAACCCACCTGTCAATGCTGTTCTCTTCCATGTATTGTCTGCAATGCATACGTAAACGTAATTGGTATCCCAACAAATCTGACCGACAGTACCTATGGAATTAGCCGTTACAGTTCTGAGAGGTGAAGATAATAGTCCCGTAATAGTAGTATTGCCGGAATCACTTAGGGCCAATATAACATTACTGTATGAACTATTTATTATCTCTAATGCTCCGACGTTATTGAGCCTTACAAACTTGTTGGGGTTAGTAACATTGGAACCAGTGTTAGTCATCGTCATAATGCCAGCATATCCAACGCCGCCATGCTCATTATTGGTAGCGATTGTTATCTCATCGTCGGCGTTGATGTATCCAGCCCCAACATTACCAGAGTAGGTTGGTAGGTAAGCAGCTACGTTGGCGTTGCCATAACCATTTGGTACAACAGTGTTGAAAGTTCCGGCAAACTGTTGTATAATATCAATGTTATCCCCAGTTGACAGCGGTGTTTTTACGGTAATCGTATCACCACTAAGCGAGTAATAACTGCTATCTAGCAATGACCCATTGTAGAACAGTGTCATATCGGTGTTGGCAGCATAGGCTGACAAAATAGCATTAGCGAATGTCAGATTATTGCCAGAAGTATTGGCAGTAAAATAGACTGCTGGAATAACTGTAACTGCGTTGCCGAACGACAGATTGCCAGCACCATCAGTGATTATTACTTCACCGGCGTTGCCGCCAGTAATAGTGACGTTGCCAATAGCACCAAAGTTGGACTCATTAGTTATAGTGATGTTGTTGCCAGCAAGATTGCCAGTGTAAGTCGGCAAGTAGTCTGCTACGTTAGCATTAGCATATGCACCTACTAAATTAGCAGCAATAATATTACTTAACTCACCACCATCGCCACTGAACAGCGTGGCAGTAACTACATCAGCATTAACGCTGGCAGTATTAAGAGGTAGATAATCGGCAACATTGGTGTTACTATAAGCACCAACAACATTGGCATATTGAATATTAGATAGGAATCCACCGTCACCGATAATTGTTCCTACTTCCATTGCGGCAAGCGTTGCGTTTGCCCAATTGACTACGGTTGTTGGTTCATCGGCTAATGCGGTAAATAGCTTCCAAATTCCATCTGTATGATCACGCACGAAGCCAGTATGTAATTCACCAGCACCAGGATCGTAGCTTGCAACTAACCCGAGATCAACGATATCAGCAGTATTATTCGCACCGATATAGATAAGTGGATCACCTACAACTAAATCAGTAACGTCTTGATAATTCAGATTGCCGGATACGGTTACATTACCGACTACACTGATATTTCCATTAAACGTAGCATTACCAGCAGTGATGTTGTTTGGAGAAATATTGATATCGCCAAAGATAGTTGAGCCATCGATGTTGGTTAGGTTGCTACCATCACCATAAAGATATGTGCCAGTGATGATTCCACCGTATATGTCACCTGATGTCGCATTGTTTGCGAGATAATCTGCAACATTGGCATTACCATAAGCGCCAACCAGATTGCCGGCATTGATGTTGCTCAGTAATCCACCGTCACCACTAAACAGTGTAGCTGTAACAACATCAGCGTTAACACTGGATGTGTTGATTGGTAGATAATCGGCAACATTTGCGTTACCATAGGCCGTAGCATATGATATTTCATTAGTAGTAACATCATAAAAAACAGCATCGGTTGTTACATTGTCACGAACTGGTGCTGCATAAAATCCGCTATTGTTGGCGTCTAGATCATTGCCTGTTGCATTCAGAATGATGCTGTTGTTGGCTTGCGAACTATTGCCAGCCAGTGTGCCGATAGCAATACTGTATTCACCTTGGACAAAATGACCCGCATAGTTGCCGACAGCCACAGCGCCTATGCCCTGTATGCTGTACCCAGAATACGGGCCGATAGCAATAGCATCCGCACCTTGTATGTCATATGCTGCTTGCTCACCGATAGCGATTGCTCTCTCACCTTGATTATCGTAAGCGGTGCCAAGGCCGATAGCAATAGCCGATGCGCCCTGTGTATTACCAGCCGTTCCAGATAAGCCGATAGCAATGGCTCCGGAGCCTTGTGTTTCTTGTCCCGCAGCAGCACCGATGGCGATGCCACCATCGCCTTGTAAGTTTTGACCCGCGTTTTCACCTATCGCTATGCCAAACTGACTTTGAGCGAAGCTACCTGCGCCAACTCCCACACTAACAGACGTGGCGCTAAGATTGAACGCACTTGCGGCATTTATCGTCATCGTAATATTGCCATTGGCAGTAGGAATCCTGACGTTGCTTGTGCCGTTACCAATAATTGATGCAATTGGTAGATTAGTTAGTTGTGAGCCATTACCTGAAAATAGATTGCCGGTTATGACATTACCAGAAATATTGCTGGTATTATTAGGTAGATAGAATGCTACATTCACATTACTGTAAGCATTAGTGATATTCGCATAGGGAATGTTACTCAATCCAAAGCCATTGCCGAAGAATAAATTACCAGTTATTACGTTACCGGAAATATTGCTTGTATTATTGGGTAGATAGCTGGCTACATTAGAATTGGAATAGCTACCAGCGATATTAGCGATATTGATATTGCTTAGGTATTGACCATTGCCGATGAAATTAGAAGCAATAATATTGCCAGTAACATTAGCATTACCCGCTGTTAATGTTCCAGTGAATGTTGGCAGATAGTTAGCAACATTAGCATTACTGTATGCACCAACCAGATTGCCAGCATTGATATTGCTCAATAATCCACCATCTCCTAAAAAGAATCCGGCTTGCAACGTATCATATATAGCATTGCTGAAGTCAACTACAGTATTGGGTTCGGGTATAACATTGCTGAACAACTTCCAAACACCATCGCTTGCATCGCGAACAAATCCACCGTGTTGGGCTACACCGTCATCAAAAGTTACGATCATGCCCAAATCAACGATATCACTGACGTTGTTGGCTCCAACGAAGATAAGAGGATCACCGACAACTAAGTCAGTTACATCGGTGTAGTTAACATTGCCACTAACGGTCAAGTTGCCAGCTACAAACGCTGGACCATTGACATTTAACAGATTTCCGGTTATTACGTTACCGGAGATATTGCTTGTATTATTGGGCAGATAACTGGCTACATTCACATTACTATATGCATTGGTGATATTCGCATAAGGAATGTTACTCAATCCAAATCCATCACCAAAGAATAAATTACCAGTTATTACGTTACCGGAAATATTGCTTGTATTGTTGGGCAGATAACTGGCTACATTGGCATTACTATAAGCATTAGTGATATTTGCATAAGGAATGTTACTCAATCCAAATCCATCACCAAAGAATAAATTACCAGTTATTACGTTACCGGAAATATTGCTGGTATTATTGGGCAGATAACTGGCTACATTAGAATTGGAATAGCTACCAGCGATATTAGCGATATTGATGTTGCTTAGATATTGTCCATTGCCAATGAAGTTAGCGCCAAGAACATTCCCTGTTACATTTGCGCTATTTGCAGTAATTGCCCCAGTATAAGTAGGCAAATAAGCAGCCACATTAGCATTACCATACGCCCCGACAAGATTTCCAGCATTAATATTGCTTAGATTGCTACCATCACCAATGATGTAAGCAGCAGTAACATTACCGGATACGGTGATATCAATGATTGAACCAGTATTCGCATCATAGGTGGTTATATTAGCTAATCCACCAGCTACCTTGTTAATAATACTCATTTTGTTACTCCGTTACTCATTATTTTAGTATTAGTTTTCATTAAAACCCACTCGTTAATTGTGTGCGCGACCATGTATTAGCAGAGGTACATACATAAATGTAACTTGCATCCCAACAAATTTGACCAACGCTGCCAGGTGAACTGGATGTTACTGTTCGTTGAGGCGCACTGAATAGACCAGTGATGGATACATTAGCAGCAGTTACATCACCCGTGTATGTTGGCAAGTAAGATGCTACATTAGCATTACCATACGAATTATTAACAATAGTATTGAATGTGCCAGTAAACTGTTGTACAATATCAATCGAATCACCAGAATTTAGTTCTGTGTTAACCGTGATCGTATCACCACTTAATGTATAAAAACTATTTTCAAGCAATACACCATTGTAGAACAACGTAATATCGGTGTTGGCTGCATAAGCACTTAGGACAGCATTGCTGAATGTTTGATTATTGCCACTGATAGGAGCACTGAAGTATACCGCTGGGATTGCGTTGATTGCCGTTCCGAACGATAGATTGCCCGCACCGTCTGTGATTATCACCTCACCTGCATTACCGCCTGTGATTGTGATATTTGCGATAGCACCTAAGTCTGCGCTTGTGGTAACTGTGATATTACTTGGAGATAAATCACCAGTATATGTGGGCAGATAATCTGCAACATTTGCATTACCATAACCACCAACGAGGTTTCCAGCATTGATATTACTAATGTTGCTGCCATCTCCCCAGAAGTATCCAGCTGTGATTTTGCCATTAGCAGTTATATTGCCGCTTGCTACCAAATCAACAGCGCCTATCATGTTGCTTGATACGAGATCACTCACTGTGGCGACATTAGCATCAATGCCATCTGAAGTGATGTTGCCTGTTACGGTAAGGTTAGCCCCACTAACAGCGGTCTCGCCGATAAGATAAATTAGTCCTGGATTACCAGTTCCGGTAGCGGTACCAGCGATAAGTGCTACAGTACCACCATCTGAATTTATTCCGTTAGCATTGCCAGCGATTATTCCAACCGATGTGCCGTTTGCGCCATCTGCTCCTGCCAAAATAATACCGTTGTTTTCAGCAAGAACTCCGCTAGCCCCGATGTAGTAAGCATTACTCAGAACATTGTCCTCGGCAGTAATAACACCACCGAAGATGTCGCCGTTAGTTGAACTATTGGCCAGATATGTTGCTACATTGATATTACCATAACCACCAACGATATTATCGCCATTGATGTTACTGATATTGCCGCCTTCACCATGTAGATTACCAGCAAACATACCATTGGTAACAGTCGCATTGCCGTTTATATTCAAGATATTATTGATTATACCATTGGCAAATACGCAATTATTACCTGTTATCAAATTTGATCCGATTGAATCAAGAGCGAACATCGCTCTGGATGAAATCATAATATTGGATTCAATATTGCCATAAGTTATGATATCGGTAACTACATTTCCGCTAGCCAAATAAGAAGCTACATTTGAATTAGCATATTGTGCTGGAAGTCCGGTTAGAAGGCTACCATCACCGATAATGTATGCGCCTGATACATTGCCAAGAGCAACGAAATTGCTCGCACTCTCAATGGTGACATCACTTTGCCATACATCAGTTGCGCTATTATATAAGAATGTAGCATAACTATTGCCGGCAGGACCAACCGCTAAACCACCACCATCGGCCATTCCGGGATTAGTAGCAGAATTAGCAGCTTGCCATATTAAGTTATCACTGGTAGCAACTGATACATCAACGTAAGTGATGTTACCGGTAACTTGTAGATTACCAGCAACAACTAAAGTACCGTTTGTAGCGCCGTTGGCACCCGGATCAATTGTGATAAATTCGTCGGTTGAGTAAATTAAATCACCGAGCATTTGAATATTACCAACACCTAATCCCATAGAATTAGCTGTGATATAATCAGCAGAGATATCACCGCCATAAGTAGGTAGATAATTAGCTACATTACTATTAGCATAAGTGGCTGGTAGACCAGTTAATAGTGAACCATTGCCAATAAAATAATTAGCAGTGATATTGCCACCATTGATATCACCAGTATTTGTTAGTAAGTAACTTGCAGCATTAGCGTTACTGTATCCAGCAGGTAACCCAGTTAATAGTGCGCCATTACCAATAAAGTAACTTGCATTGATATTGCCAACGATATTCGCATTACCTGCCTTGATATTACCAGTGTTTGTCAATAGATAAGAGGCAGTATTGCTGTTAGAATATAGCCCAGTTAACTGAGAACCATTACCAAGATAATAATCAGCACTGATATTGCCAGTGTTTGTTAGTAGATACGAAGCAACATTGCTGTTTGAATAAGCGCCAACGACATTACCAGCTTGGATATTACTCAATAATCCACCATCGCCGATGAATTGGTCAGCATATACATTTTTAACTGCAATAATATTTCCAGCTTGAATGTTGCTGGTGTTAGTTAGTAGATACGAAGCAACATTACTATTGCTATATCCACCGACGATATTGCTGGCATTGATGTTGCTTAGGCCACCGCCATCACCGAAGAATTCAGATGCTACCACGGTGAGCGCATTAAGGTCGCCATACACGCCAACATCACCCGCAACTTCTACGTTGATGCTACTGTTCCAAGAATTGGTTGAGTTATTGAATAACCAAGTAGCATAGCTATTGCCAGCCGGGCCAACTGCTAAACCACCACCATCAGCAGCAGAAGAATTGATTGCATTATTAGCAGCTTGCCATACAAGATTGTCACTGGCAGCAATTGATACATCAACATAAGTAACATTACCTACTACTTGTAGATTACCTTGAATGTAAACATCACCGCTTGTAATTCCATCATTGCCCGGATCAAGAATGATATTCGCAGTAGTCGTTGAGATAGTATTACCACGGATTTGAATATTGCCAGTACCAGTGTCAATGTTAGCAGCAGAAACAGTGTTTGCAACAGTAATGCTATCACTTACGTTGACATCACTTGCGGTTACAATTCCGGTATAAGTGGGCAGATAGTTTGCCACGTTGCTATTAGCATATCCACCAGTGATATTGGCAACATTGATATTGCTTAATTGACCACCATCACCGACAAATAGATCAGCGATGACATCGCCGGTTACGGTAACATTCGCAGCAGTGAATTGTCCTGCGTAGGTGGGTAGATAATCAGCTACGTTAGCATTTGAGTATGCACCAACAAGATTCGCAGCATTGATGTTGCTAATTTGACCACCATCGCCGCTGAATAGCACAGCAGTCATCAGATCAAATGAAGCATTAACGCCTGAAATATCACCGCCGTATGACGGTAGATATGCCGCTACATTGCTATTGGCATATACTTGTCCTTGTAGATTGCTGATGCTGTTAGAAAGATCGCTAACATTGCTATTGGTATTCGCTAAACCGGTCGTTAATGTAGCAACATTACTATTAGTATTAGCTAAACTATTAGCTAAGTTACTGACATTACTATTGGTATTCGCCAAACCATTTGTTATAAAAGTAACATTACTATTGGTGTTGGCTAAACTATCGGTTAAGTTACTGACATTGCTATTAGTATTGGCGACATTACCATTGATAACAGAAATTGTAGAATCAGTTGGCAGATATGCAGCAACATTTGCATTTGAATAATTACTACCACCACCGGAAACATTGGTTAAGAATCCACCATCGCCAATAAAGAACGCAGCTTGTACATTAGCTGAAGTTTTAACATTAGTTGATACCAAATTGCTACTCAAGTAGCTCGCTACGTTGGCATTGCTGTAAGCACCAATCAGATTGCTGTATTGAATGTTAGACAGGTTGCTACCATCGCCGCGAATATAAGCACCAGTGATATTGCCATTTGCTGTAATGTTGGTGACCCCTGTAAGAGCGCCACTGAAATTAGCACCACCGTTTACGCCAAGCGATAGATTGCTGACCCAAATATTTTGAGCAGCATTATATAAGAATGTAGCATAAGGATTCGTTGCTGGACCAACCGCTAAACCACCACCGGTAGCAGCAGATGGTGTAGAAGCATTATTAGCAGCTACCCAAACTAAATTATCGGTATCAGCAGTTGTAACATTTACATAGGTTACATTGCCAGCAACTTGCAAATTACCAGCGATAATGACGTTACCGCCCGATAGACCATCATTGCCTGGGTCAATAGTAATATTACTGCCAACTGAACTGATTATGTTAGCTTGCATTGATAAATTGCCGGTGGTCAGTCTATCACCAGTAATCGTATCGGTTGCAGTTACATCACTGGCTGTAACAATACCAGCATAAGTCGGTAAATAATTTGCAACATTGGAATTGCTGTACGCACCCACGATGCTGCTATATTGAATGTTAGATAAATTGCTTCCATCTCCGCTGAAATAATTCGCAGTTACAGTATTTGCGTTAATGGTATTACTACGAAGAGTAGTTAAATTGGCGGTATTGCCAGTAATACTATTACTTGTAATTGTAGTTATATTGGCGGTATTGCCAGTTAAAGTCACAATATTCGCTGTATTACTTACGATGTTGGAGGTATTGATAACAACATTGCTATTAGCCAGATAGGCGGCAACGTTGCTATTAGAATAAGCACCAGGAATATTCGCATAATTGATATTGCTTAATTTACTACCATCACCAATAAAAAATGCAGCAGCTACGTTACTGGTGTTGGTGGGCAGATATGCCGCAACATTAGCATCACCATAAGCGCCAACCAAACTTGAATATTGAATGTTAGATAGATTGCTCCCATCGCCGATGAAATAATCAGCAGTGATATTGCCATTGGAAATAATGTTACCACCGACTGACAGATTGGCACCAATATTAGCGGAACCCGTTACATCAGCATTAGCTAATGAGATATTACCAGTGATGTTAGCAGCATTGATATTGCTCAGATTGCCACCATCTCCAGCAAACCAACCAGCTTGTAATCCTACATACGTTGCATTAGCAAAATTAACCGTGGTATTGGGTGCATCAGTAACATTCGCAAATAGCTTCCAAGCACCAGTGCTTGCATCACGAACAAATCCACCATACTGTTGGGTGCCATCATTAAATGGTGTGATTAAACCTTGGTCAACGATATTGCTGATATTATTAGCACCAGCATAAATCAGAGGATCATCAACGAGAAGATTATTAACATTGGTGTAATTGGTATTTCCGGTTACATCCAAATTGCCAGCAATGCTGACATTGTTATCAAATGCGGCATTGTTCGCTGTAATTGTATTGGCGAGAATATCACCACCATAAGTGGGTAAAAATGCAGCTACATTACTATCGCCGTATCCACCAGTGGTGAATGCAATATTACCATAGTAATAATCTGCTGTGATGTTGCCGCCAGCTACTACTTCGCCACTTACGTTAGCGTTACCGGCAGTAAATTCGCCAGTATAAGTAGGTAGATAATTAGCAACATTAGCATTGCTATATGCGCCAATAATCGCAGAGGCAGGGATATTCGTTAATCCAGCACCATTACCATAAAATACACCACCAGTAGTGATATCACCCGAAGCATTAACTTCAGTCAGATTGATATTACTGACAGTAGATAGATAATTGGCAACATTGGCATCACCATAAGCACCAACAATATTGGAATAATTGATGTTAGTGAGCAATGATCCATCGCCAATAAAATAATTTGCAGTTACATTGCCATTGGCGATAGAAGTATTCGCGATATTCGCGCTCGTGGCTGATACGTTTCCGCTAACCGATAGCTCGTTGACATTAGTAGCGCCATTAGCAGCAGCATTGGCTGTAACAATCGGATTACCATTAAAGGTAAGATCGGAATTGCTATTTGTGCTCAGAGGAATAGTATCAATATAAATCGTATTGCTACTGATCCATAAATCTTTCCATTGATTCGTTGCATTACCGAGAGAATAAATGGCATTGCCGCTTGGAATAATATTCCCGACCAGATTGCCAGAGGTTAAAAACGATTGAACATTGGTGTTGGAATAATTACCAGCAGGTAGATTGGTTAGTAGACTACCATCACCAATAAAATAATTTGCATTGACATTTCCTGTAACTGAGAGTACACTATTAGCTAAATCAATGATAAAATTAGGATTCCCGTCAAATGAACCATTGTTATTAAACTGAATCGTTCCGTTGCTTCCGCCGGGTGTTCCGTTGCCACCACCACCGGAGCCAGCAAAGTAGGGTAAGTTAGCCCACTCTGTAGAACCGTCGCCGATTTTTAGATTGCCGGTGTTGGTTTCGTATCCTGCTTCGCCTTGAGCAAGCGTTGGATTAACGTATGTCCAGTTATTAGCTGTATCTGAACGAAGTTGAATTTGATATGCCATTGTAGTTTATCCTCGGGGGTAATATGATATATTTATCTTTATTAGAAAATAATCCATTCCGTGAATTATTTTCTATAAATATCAATGAGCGAATTAAGCTCCAACAGGAACTATCGTGGTGATTATTGAAGGAATGGCTGGGCGAACATAGGGTGTAGTCTGTTCAGCGGCAGCGGGGAAGCTGATGGTAGTATCGGTTGTAGCAAACGCAACTTCAATATACTCACCAATATTCGAGGTATTGACAATATAATTCCAACTTTGAATCATTGCTGTTTGGCGATCTATTTGAAAATAACCAGTGGTGTTGGCAATATCTTGACCATTTTGTCGCAACCAAATATAAACTGAATCCAAACTTGAAGATGTTTTGTTGATTTGAACAGAGAACTGTAAGTTATAAGTACCCGGATCGTTGATAATCATGCGACTATTACTTGCGCCATTACCTAGTGTTATGCTATTATGACCATCGGTGTTGTTCAATGTAAACAATTGAACAACATTTGCGTTAGCTGTCGTTTGTGTGGCATTGCTCCAAAAACTACCATATATTGGATTTGAAATGATATTGCCAGTGACAGTCAGATTACCAACAGTAGTATTACCCAATATATTAGAGCCATTACTATTGAATACCGCCACGTTGCTCGTGCCAGCAACAGACAATGCGATATTTCCTGAGTTAGCGATAGTTAAACTACTATTGCCTGAGATTAGATTGGATTGTAATCCGGCGGCTCCATTTACTTGTAAAATGCCATTTGAAACTGTCAGTTCAGCTGTGTTGGCAGTATTTGCAGTATCAGTGATATAAATCGTACCTGGACCTAACCACAGATTCGACCAACGATTGGTGGAGTTACCCAAAAAATAGGTGTTGTCAACCGACGGTATTAGATTTCCTAAAATGACATTTGCTGATAGACTATTGGTTGATACTTTGCCAGTGGTATTTACATTAGCTGCATTTACATTACCAGAGGCAAAAACATTCCCCACACTAGATTGACCGGCAGTAACGATACCAGAACCAGTGATATTTCCGGTAGAAAAGATATAATTTGCTGTTACCGTGCCAGTTGCGGTGATATTATTAGATGTGATACTATTAGCAACATTTACAGTATTGAATGTTCCTATATTGCCAATAACATTATTGTTATCGTCAATAACCAGAGTATTGCTTTCTCCTACTGAAAAACCGGCTAATGAATTGAACGATTGAATGGCCACTATATGAAACTCCCAGATTGATGGTGTATTTATCTTTTAAAAATCGCGAATAAAAAGAAGCCCCAATAAAGGGGCTTCAAGAATCAAACCATTAACTAAAAATTAAAAGTTTGTGGTAGTAACAGTGTTGTACCAAACAATGCTGTTGTTGGTGTTAGGTGTAACACTCAGATTAGCAAGATTGTTTGGAGCATCAATAGCGAAGCTCAGTGAACCAAGGCTGCTACCTAGTGTGTTATAGATAACATAATCACCGCTGGAATCGCTATCAATAGAAACAGCGTAACGATTAGCGATGTTGCCTTGATCAATACCAACCAAACGGAAGGAGTAATTTTGGCTGCTAGTTCCACTGAAGATTACCTGAGCAACGTTTGACGAAGTGAAGGCAGAACGAGCGGTGGTATTGGAGCTATATCCAATCGTGCTGTTGGATAGAATAACAGCATTAGATACTAATGAATTGGCAAATACAGTTGGACCAGTTAGAGTGGTGCCAAAAGTCATGTTTGCATTAGCAGATACGGTATTGCCAATAACCGCTTTAGCGGCAACTAGATTACCGGTTGAATACAGGTCATCAAATTGAACATCGCCGCCGATATTGAGGTTTCCTGAGATATTAGCATTGCCACCAACGAACAAATCAGAAGTGATATTGGCAATATTACTAACAGTCAGAGGTCCACTGATGTTGGCAGCACCGGTTAGAGTGATATAACCACCAACCACATTACCAAGAACGGTGTCAAGGCGTACATTACCCCAATCATTAACTGTAACGATATCGTTAGCAACAGTAACTTCAGAAGCCATGTAGAACTCACCAGCGGAGTTCTTCCAACCAGAGTAAGCGGTTAACGCTACGTTGCCGGCTGTGCTGAAGTATTCAAGTAGAGTACCACGATCTTTGCCATCATTTGCAGTCAGAGGAGCGCCATTTGCACCAGTGCCAAGATCAATAAGTGGATCTTCAACCGTTAGGTTTTCTACGTTGACATAAACAACATTGCCATCAACGGTTAGATTACCGGAGATAAGAGCATCGGTTGAAACAACCAAGCCATTAACGGTAGCAACGTTAGCTACATTGATTGTGGAACCAAAAGTGGCCGCGCCAACGACATTAGAGGTGGCCAGAACAAGTAGATCACCAGATACGTTTGCATCACCGCCAACAATCAGATCACTTGTGATGTTGGCAACATTAGAAACGGTAAGAACGCCGTCAATAGAAGCATCGCCAGTAACATCAAGAATACCACCAACATTAGCACCACCGATGATATTTGCATCACCAGCAACACTTAGATCATTGCCTACAATCACATCTACTGCGATATTTGCACTACCGGAAGAAACGATTTCACCAGTATCAAGGGAACCAGAGGTTACGCCATTCGTTACAAATAGAGCATTGCCGATACCTAGAAAATTTGCAACATTACCAGAATCAGTAACATTTATAGTGGCAGATTGTGCTTGACCACTAACGGTGATGGAAGAACCGGTGAATGCACCAGTTACGGCAATATTCCCAGCAGAAATATTGCTGGTAACAGAAATGGAGTTACCAATAACAAGATCACCAACAATGTTGGCATCGGTGTTGATTAGTAGATTGCCAAACTCAGCATCAGCGGCAAAAATATCACCGACAATATTAGCGAAACCACTAACAACCAGGTTGCCGGACGCATCAATATTGGCAAGCGTTGCGTTAAGATTGCTATCAATGACGATATCTTGGCCTTCGCCTACTGCGAATCCGCCAATCGAATTAAAAGGTTTTAACATTTGTATTTCCTCATGAGTAATTAACAATACCGAAAAATCGGTATAAGGGTTTTTGACAACACGCGATTCACTACCTAGCTATTATAGGTGGTGAAAACTACTGTATAATCAATTGCATTGTTCGTAAATGGTTCAACATTTAATAGCAGGTTGCCACCTACGAGATCAATTGTGAAATTTCCAAGCAATGGGCCTATATTTAATGAACCATACTCGGAGTATTCGAACGAAGTATTTATCACTACGGTTATAAGTTTACATACCTGCCTATTGTTATTAGAAGTTGCGATAATATTAAAATCAATGCTTGCAACATCGGATGCGGGAACTTGATATAATATTACATTAGATAAGCTGGATGATTGTGCCGTTAGCCAAGACTGAGTGCAGATATTGGCGTTAGCATTTCCAAATTGAACGATTTCTGAATTTATGGAATTTGTTGTGATAATATCAGCGGAAATATTACCATTATAAATGGGCAAATAACTATTGACATTTGCATTTGAGTATGATCCAATCGCCATCTCGATGCCGGTCATGAATGCAGCATTGCCTAAAATGTAATTTCCTGTTATATTCGCTGTTGTTACTACTTGGCCGGTTAATCCGACTAAATTCCCTGTATAGGTTGGTAGATATGCAGCAACATTTGCATTTGAGTAATTATCCAATACGGGTAAATTGGTTAATTGACTACCATCACCGATAAAATAAGCAGCAGCTACATTTGACGTATTGTTTGGCAGATATGCAGCAACATTTGCATTTGAGTATGCATCCGGTAATCCAGTGATGTTACTCCCATCGCCGTAAAAGTACGATGCTGTGACAATTTGAGCAGTAATATCACCCGTGTACGTAGGTAAATATGCGGCAACATTCGCATTGGAGTAATTATCCAATACGGGTAAATTGGTTAATTGACTACCATCTCCGATAAAATACGCAGCAGCTACATTCGACGTATTATTTGGTAGATATGCGGCAACATTGACATTGGCATAAGCACCAATGATGTTATTATAGCTAATGTTGGTGATATTACTGCCATCACCAGCGATAAATGCACCAATAATGTTTTGACTTGATATAGAATCCGAAACGATATTGGTTATATTTGCATCTTCGCTCGTTAAATTGGTTATATTTGCATCTTCACTGGTTAAATTGGATATATTTGTATTGCCAGTATTTGATTGAGCAATCAATTCCTGATCATCGTAGGTTATATTGCCATTGGCATTCTTTGATAAAGGCAATCCACCCAAATAAATCGTGTTGCCACTAACCCATAATTCTTTCCATTGGTTGGTTGCATTCCCCAATGAATATGTTACATTGGCAGATGGTATAATATCGTTGGATACACTGCTTAAATTTGGCGTAGGTATATTTGAAAGCTGGCTACCATCACCTACGAAATATTGGGATACTATTGTTCCAGTAGATACGACATTTGAATTGCCAATATCAATTGTTAACAGCGATGAGCCACTAAATGAACCATTGGCATTAAACTGAACAGAATTTATTGGGCCACCCGGCGTGGTATTGCCACCCGAGCCACCTCCGGTAAAATATGGCAACGCCGACCATAGCGTGACGCCATCGCCGTATTTGATTTTTCCCGTATCAAGTTCATAACCTGGCTCACCTTGAGCCAAGATAGGATCAATGCTTGACCAATTTACGGATGTGTCTCTGCGAAGTTGAAGTTGGTATGCCATAAAACATATTTATAAAAATTTTTGAAAAAAAGATGTTGACATCTCGGTCAAGACCATGTAAGATACGCATCTTGTTCAACATCAACCGAGGATAAGTGTATGAATTTAATGACAGCATTGTTGCTGAGTTCCATCCTAATCGCAATGTGGAAAGTTTATGGAATCAGAAGAAGGTTCAAGGAAATTGACATGACTGTTGACCGATGGCATCGAGAATTGATTGAGAGTTTTGAAAACTCTGTGATCAGAGTGAAGGTAGAAAAATACGAGGACACTTTTTTCCTTTACCGTGAAAATACCATGGAGTACGTGTGTTCTGGCAGAAACAAAACGGAAATTGAGGAAAATTTCTTAGAAAGATTTCCGAACAACATCATTTCTATTGAAGATGGTGATGAAGAAATTGTTAGAGATATGTTAAATTAAGTGTTGACATCCTAAATTTTTTCTGTATAATACTTTCGTATTAACCAACAATGAGACCGATCATGACCAAGCAACTCGCGGACAAAGTAATCCTCACTGCCGAAAGGATGATGAATAATTTTCCATTTAATGAATCGTCTAAAATCTGCCTTGATGATGCCAAGGCTTTGTATGCTAAAGAGAATTATTCTCGCTCTGTTGAACGTGCAGAGCGAGCAATACGACACGTGGCTGGTATTTCAGCAGAAGCCTGTTGACAATGAATTTTAATCGTGTATAATATCGTTTTTAACCAAAAGGAGCTAACCATGCAAGACGTAAATGTAATGACCATCGAAGAACTGACTGCTTATATTGCAGCACTTGAAGCTGAAATCGCTCGCAGAGAAAGCAAATAAGAGGACAATACAATGACTGATCGTAAATACACTGTAGCTGGCACTGCCACTGGAACTGATGGTGTTACTAAGGTTCGCTGGACAGATAATTTGGTAGGTCGAGTAAAAATGATGGTAAAACAAGGATTTACCAATATTAACTTGCTCGAACTGCCATATCCCATGACTAAAGCCGAAGGTCTAGAGTATCTTAAAACTCAAGATTTTACCGGTGATGCTTTAGAAGCCATTGATTATAGGATTGATGAAATCAATGAAAAGCTAAATTATGTTCCAAAAAAACGTGGACCAAAACCCAAGGTGAAGAATATCACACTGAAGGACATTCGTTCACGCAAGGAAAAAATTGACAGTGATTACGAGCCAGCATAATTATATTCGTCCTGACATATTCAGGACGTTTACAACCTATAGGAAAAATATGACAAATCATGAATCTATCGTAGCCGCATATGAAACTTATCTTGCAGAAAATGCAAGATTCACTGAGAAGGGCGTGAAAGTTTCTGCTTCACGCGCTCGCAAGGCACTCCAAGAACTGAGTAAGGCACTGAAGGAACGCCGCAAGGAAATTACTCTGGAAAAGGAAGCCCTCTCAGCGGCTGAGTGATAATATCGGGGCTTGAATTAAACTCAGGCCCCAATTTTTAGAGAATAAAATGAATCAATTGCCAGAAAAAAAGATTATCACATACGAATTGGATGTTCAAGAAGACACAGAAACCGGCGAGTGTTACATTCAACTAACTGAAGAAATGTGTCAATTATCTGGATTCAATGAGGGCGACATTCTTGAATGGATTCAGGATGATGAATCAGATTCAATCATTTTACGAAAAGCAGAACAAAATGAATAACTCAAGCTGCACTATAACTGGTAGTACTCTGAGTGCCGGAGTGCTGTCAACGAGTTCTTCTCCATCGTCGATAAATTGTAACAATTTATCGACAATCAATGTTAGCGATGTAAACATCAATGGCATATCGTTAAGAGAAACCTTGCAAAAAATAGAACAAAGATTAAATATTCTTGCACCCAACAAAGAACTTGAAGCTCAATGGGAGGAACTTCAAGAATTGGGCGAGAAGTATAGAAAACTTGAAAAAGAGTTAGAAAGTTATAATAAAGTCTGGGAAATTTTATCCACAGATAAATAGTTTTGTGACACTCTGTCACAAAGTCATCTGAAACTCAGATGAGTTCGTTAAACCGAGGACTCGGGTGTCCTCCATTGACACTAGAATTACGAATCGTGAGGCTCCAAAGCAATGCAGCCAAAAAAGTTTCGTCAAGGAGAGTAGGCAATAGAGGCCCGTGGTCCAAGCCAGTTATCATATCCAGTATATCTTTCCTTGTCTATCCGTCGATGTGATTCATTGATATCAATGAATTAAATGCCCGCAGAACGGCCTGTCTGCCGATGGAGAAATGTTATGAAAAATCTAAATCAATTATTGGCTCTCGTGGCTGTTATTTTTACATCCACCGCTGATGCTAATGTGTATAAACATTGGGATACCTATTCGTCACCTTCGTATTATAAGGAAGCGAATAAGTATAAATCCAATATCAATGTCGCTAAAGATCGTCATGAAATCAAAAAGGAACGAAAAAGGTCTACCAAACATTCATCGTTTAGGGGACTAAGTTCGTGGTATGGTCCGGGATTTCATGGACATAAGACCGCTTCCGGTGAGCGATTCAATCAACACGCATTAACTGCGGCACATAAAACTCTGCCCTTTGGAACTCGGCTTAAAGTAACTAATATGAAAAACGGTTCATCTGTTGTTGTAACAGTCAATGACCGTGGACCATACGTTAAGTCGCGAATCATTGACTTGAGTAAAGGCGCTGCCAGTGCCATCGGAATATCAGGAGTTGCACCGGTGGAAATCGTAGTTTTAAGCCAATTGGCATCCCCGCCTGTCATACCTTCACTTGGTGTCCTACCTCGTTCGGTAAGACCTCGTTGATTTGATAAGACTTCTTGGGTTCACGCTTCATAGATATCTCAATTGTTCCAGTAGTAGTAATTTTATTACTACTGGCATTGAGTCTTTTTATACCTCCACGTGCATTACTTTTGGTCTGCCCGACCATAGCTTCCGGAGCAAGCCCCGTAGCGAACACAACAATATTCTTTGCCGCGTTCAAATCTCTATCGTGATGTGTGCCGCAATCTGGACACGTCCATTCACGCATGGATAAATTAAATTCTTGTTGATAAGTGCCACATTCATTGCAAGTCCGACTTGTTGGTGCCCATCTGTCCGCATAGTACACCAATCGACCACGCCATTTGGCTTTGTATTCTATTTGCCGACGTATTTCACCAAAGCCAGCATTAGCAATGCCTCTATTTAATCCTCGCTTTTGAGCAACATTTTTGCTCTTGGCACGAGTCATCATGCCTTTGACGTTCAAGTCCTCAAGACAAATAACACCAAATCTGCTAGTTAAATCATGCGTTAATTTGTGTTGGCTATCACGACGAGAGTCGGATATCCGACAGTGAACCCGGTTTACTCGTGCTTGTTGCTTTTTGTATCTATTTGATTTTACTTGACCTTTTTTACTGCCAACTTTACGACTTAAACATCTCTGCAAGTGCTTGAGCCGACGTTGCAACTTCTTCAGTGCTTGATGTGCTTTCACTTGCTCGCCCGTTGAGTAAACCGCTAAGGTTTTTACTCCCAGTTTTTTGCTCGTATGTGGGATATGCTCTAATTTTGTATGATTTATTAATCAACATAATGTATTTACTCGACCAAGAAGTCAAGTGTTTTTATCTGAGAAACGGCGGGGATAAATACCTCTATGCTCCAAAACGTCTTGCTACACAATAACTCGCCGAATATGCGTTTGGGGGTCGTCGTACATCCTTGTACTCCTTAAACGATAAATAAATTACACCGACCGTATTTGCGCATTCAAGTACGATGTATTGATATTGACGTAATAAATAACTAATGAATTTAGGAGGTTCACCATTTCAAAAGAAGATACTATAAAACTTGACGGCACAGTCGTTGAAGTTTTAAGAAACACAACCTATCGCATTAAAATAGAAAATTTTCCTGATTTAGTTTTGGGAACATTATCTGGAAAAATGCGCCAAGCCAATATCAAAGTGGTTATCGGCGATACAGTCACAATTGAATTTTCACCTTATGATTTAACCAGAGGAAGAATCACAAGACGACTCTGATTTGGCGATTTTTAATCTCAGATAAATACACAATCGGAGATTTTTAATTATGACTCAAGAATATATTAACGTTGGGACGACTCCCAACTCAGGCAATGGTGATCCACTGCGAACCGCGTTCATTAAGTGTAACAATAATTTCACTGAACTTTATGCACAAGCGCAACCGTTTCCCCCACTTACTTTGGTGGGACAATCGGGTGATTCCGCTGGAATGTACGCATATGATCCAGATTATTTTTATTATTGTTACAACGATTTTGATGGCAGTAGTTTAATTTGGGCAAGAATTTCTCAAACAAGCAATGTATCTGTTACGGATATAGTCAACGGTAATTCCAAAGTAGAGATATCAAACTACAATGGGAATGTTCGCTTCATGGTGAACAATGTCCCAGATGTTTTGGTCGTTACTCAGTCTGGAATTGAAGTAAAAAACAATATCACAACAACCAACGACATTTTCGCTGGTGGAAACATCAGTGCAGCCGACACTGTTTTCAGCAATCGTGGTGATTTTGGTAATATTATCATCTATAACGATGTAATTACCAGTGATACTCGTGTAGTCAATATCAATTCTGGTAATTATATCAGTGATTTTTCAGTAAATGGCGGCAATGCTAATGTGTTATTTGTCAATGGACAAACGAATACCGTTTCTGTGGGTAGTAATGTTCAAACATTGGGTGCCACGTTTGCCGTAAATGCGACCGATTCGATGTTGTTGCCCGTTGGCAACACGCTTCAGCGACCAGTATATCCGCGAATGGGTATGCTCAGATTCAATGAAACCACGGCTACCCTTGAGGTATACAATGGTGCATTTTGGGTAGAAATGTATGCTTCCAATTTTACTATCATCACAGATCAACAGTTTGTTGGTGATGGATATTCAATGTCGTTCTTTTTAGATACAAATCAAACTACCAATAGCTGCATTGTAACAATCAACGGTATCATGCAGATGCCAATGGATGCCTACAATGTTAACATGAATATTCTGACATTTATTGGAGAGGCACCTGAATACGGAGATGTGATTGATGTACGAGGCGTAATTACTGCTGAAATTGTAAGTGATTCATTTGTGGGAAATGGCTCCGATAGTACGTTTGTTCTATCAACTTCTCAAACAACAGAAAGCAGCTTGGTTACAATTAATGGTGTTATTCAGAATCCTGGTTTGGCTTACACTATCAGAAATGATGTCATTGAGTTTGTGTTCCCGCCTTATGTTGGTGATTTAATCAATGTTCGTTGTTATCCTGGCACACAAATTGCAACTAATAGTTACACGGGTACTGGCAATCAAACACTGTTCATTCTACCAGACACTCATACTGCAAATAGCTGTATAGTATCCATCAATGGCGTAGTTCAAGTACCATCACAAGCCTATACAGTAGCTGGAACATCATTGATATTCAATCAAGCGCCTAATTTGGGTGACATCATTGAGGTCAGACAGTTTACGGTAGTATCAAAAACTGGACTGTATAATAGCAGTGGTAATGCTAGTGTTGTTGTTAGTGAAACATCGGCTGATGTTGGTGTTACCGGCAATCTGATTGTTAGTGGCAATGTTGTTACTGGCAATCTGATTAACCCAAATGCGAGTGGAGTGGGTAATATTGGTTCAGTTTCAAATTATTACAACAGAGTATTCGCAGTAAGTACATCGGCTGTTTATAGCGACTTAGCTGAAAATTATGTAGCGGATGAGCATTATGTTCCCGGAACGGTATTATGTTTTGGTGGCGAATATGAGGTTACTGTCAGTGATCGTGAAGATGACGTAACGGTAGCTGGCGTAGTATCAACTGCTCCTTCATATCTCATGAATGCAAATGCTGAAGGTAAGTTTATAGTTTCTGTTGCATTAACAGGACGTGTGCCCACATTGGTAGAAGGTTCAGTTAAAAAGGGCGATATGATGGTATCAGCCGGCAACGGTAGAGCCAAGGCATCAATTGATCCAAAAATAGGATCGGTTATCGGCAAAGCTCTTGAAAATTTTGATGGCGATCTCGGTGTTATTGAGGTTGTCGTAGGACGCTTGTAAGATGGGAAAACCTGTTTGGATTACTCCTGCGGGAAGTATTGGCGTAATACCTCAAGGTACTTTTTATGAAGTACCTATAAATGCGTATGACCCAGAAAAAAATGAAACAGTTTTTTTCGAGGTTATATCAGGAAATCTTCCAAACGGAGTATCGTGTAATAATAAGGGTATAATAGCTGGTATACCCAACATAAATGTCACAGAGTATAATATTGAAAGTAGATTCGCTGTTAGAGCATATACTCAACGCAATATAAATGGATTCAAATTCATTGACCATCTATCCGATAGAACATTCACCCTCACTGTAACTGGACAGCAACCTCCTCAATTTATTACCGAATCTGGGTTGGTTGGCCAATTTTATGATGGCGCTATTGTTCGTGATCCAGGAGTTCAAATCAGATTCACTGATTATGAAAATTCCACAATTACACTAATTAGCGGAGAACTACCGGCTGAACTTACGATTAGTGAAAAAGGGTTAATCACTGGGTATGTTGACCCACATAATGACAGAATCACCACTTATGAATTTACGTTAGAAGTTCGGAATAATTCAGGTGGTAGTTTAAGATCGTTTACCATTGATGTATATAACAGAGATACATTAACCGCTGATAATACTTACATAACTGCTGATAATACTTTTATCACAGCAGATGTATCTAATTATACGCCACCTGTGATGGTTACACCCGCTGGCTCAATTGGCACAGTTCCGGGAGATACATTCTTTGCATTTCAATTTCAAGCGGTTGACTTCAATGATCAACAATTGGGATATGAACCATGGAACCCAGACGAGCTACAAGATATTATTGACCCAATTGAATTAGAAAACGGTGGTGTTCTTATTAAGAACACCATACCGCCGGGATTATTGTTGGAGCCATGGTCTGGTTGGTTGATGGGATATCTACCAAAAGCCGAAAGGTCTTTTGAAACTTATGAATTCCAAATTTATGCCTATGAATTAGATAATCCACAATACAACACAGGACCAATCACTTATTCGTTGACACTCACTGGTGAAATATCCAGTCAAGTAAGATGGCTAACACCAAGTTATTTGGGTTGCATAGATAATGGTGAAGTGAGTACATTTTATGTAAAGGCGGAACGACTTGGACCCGGTATTTTAGGATTCGGATCGGTTTACGATGTGGCTGGATTTGATGATGAAACTTATGACAATCTGCCACTTCAGTATAAATTAAAAGACGGTAGTTATAGTTTACTACCACAAGGATTAAAACTGTTGCCTAATGGTGATATATCTGGAAGAGCAAGTTTTAATACGTTCGCGATAGACGAAGGAACAACAACGTTTGACATTTCGCCGTATATTGAGCCTGTTGTTGGAACGTGTGGCCCTTGTGACTGTGCAACATGCGATAATTGTTGCGAAGGTTGCGCGGCGTGTAAAACGTGTCCGGGAATAGAATGTTCGGAAACAACCTTTGATATGCTATTTGAATTTGTTGTTAATGTATATTCATTAGACGGAGAGGTTGATTTAGATAGAGAATGTTCAATATTGCTAAAGAGATGCTATAATGAACCATACGAAAATCTGTATATAGAAGCAATGCCTCCGATGAATGATCGTTGGCAAATTGAAGAATTGCTCACAGATTCCAAAATATTCCCTAAAAAGTCAATCTATAGACCGACTGATCCATTCTTTGGTGTAGCCAAAGATGTTGTTTATTGGCATGCTTTTGGATTAACTAGTTCTACTAGAGAAACGTATCTTAATGCAATGGAGTTTAATCACTATTGGAAACAACTTACGTTGGGAGAAATAAAAACGGCCAGAGCATTGGACAGTAACGGCGATGTTTTATACGAAGTTGTATATAGCCAAGTCGTCGACACGATGGTTAATAACGATGGCATAACGGTAAATCGTGCAGTAACGCTTCCTTATCCCATTCCGATTGAGGGATTTGATCGTCGCGCCGATTCAACCATGGTTACCGTAGATAACTACTTTGTAACAGCCGACTGCGCTCCATTCACCAATCCATCTCAAATAGATTCTGCAAAAACATTGGTGGTTTATCCAAATGGATTGGAAGATATGCGCGATCAAGTGATTGACAATGTTGGTCAAATCAGTCCAATGTTGCCCAGATGGATGCTAAGTCCACAAGAAAACGGAACGGTACTTGGATTTACTCCAGCGTGGGTATTAGCATACACTAAACCCGGCGAAAGTGGACAAATAGCCTATAATATTCAAACAAAAATGAGAAAGCCTCTCAACTTAATAGATTTTGAGGCAGACAGATATGAATTGGATCATACTCTGAGTATTCATTGGGACCCTATATTAAAAAAATGGGTGCCAAAACCATCTCAAACTACATTTGATGCCGAAGGATTCAGTTTACCGTTAAATTATATCGGTACGGTGGATTATGCTACGATATTGCCATTTGTTGACATCAATATGTGTTCTATTGATGATATCAATGCTTTGGGTGGAATTGATGGGCCAATAAGTGTATTCTCTCATGGAAAAACTCTTATTTTTGAAAAACAACAGGATTTCGTCAATCCAGATTGGGCGAAATATCCGGGACCATTATCAGATACATTAGCGTGGACCGATTACAATTATCCTTATGATTATTCTGGATATGGTGATCATCTGTTTGACGAAGCATATATTATTCCCGGTCAAATTGCTAACGGAAAAAATCCACTTATACCTAATGAAAGAATGGGTATATGGAAGATAAACATAATGCCTGGAAATATAGTTCAACTTGAATTGGTTGAGAATACCACAACTTACGATTATGTTGAAATAATAAATGGCAGACGGAAAAATGGACAATATCTGTATGTTCCGAGCACTCAAACTGGTGATAATTTATATATTCAATGGGAACCTATTCCCAAATTTACAACTACGCCGACAATATTTGATCATGGTAGTATGGAGTTTATTGCTCCCGTAGATGAATATTGCCCAGATGATAGGTTTAATCAATACTTGTTGTTCCCTAAGAGGAACATCACCACGCCTATTGGTGCGTGATAAATATACTCAATACGGAGAACAAAATGACTTCATTAATAAACCCATCAGAAATTGATGGTGCATATCCAGTTGCCGGACAAAATAATTCTTCTCAAGGATTTCGGGACAACTTCACAGCAACAAAAGTTAATTTTCAATATTGTGCAGATGAAATAACGCAACTTCAGAACAACGTTGTGTTAAAATCACCATTATCTGGTCAAACAATCAACAATGACATGATGGGCACGATTATAAGTAATGCTCAAATTCAAGGGTTTACCGGCACCGTGGTTATTTTGGGCAATCGTTCTGGTGCGGTCAATGTTGACTTTTTAGCTGGACCTTATCAAGCAATCACTACCGCTGGTCCAATCAATCTACAGATTCAGAATTTACCAGCAGCCGGTGTTGCTGCCGAAATTGAATTAGCTATTCTTGTTAGCAATGTTGCTCATACTGTAACTTTACCAACGGCTGCAAATGTCAACAATCGTGGGATTGTAGGATTAAATCCGATCACAAATACGATCACGTTTGTCGCAACGGGTGTATATAACTTTAAGTTATTAACCATCAATGGCGGTTTTGCTATGACAGTATTTCAGACAAATACCGTTCTTCAACCATTTAATGCAACAAGCGAGAGTTTAGCGCCCGGTGGAACAGCCAATTTAGCAGTCACGACTTCAAGAATCTCAATCAATGGAAACACAAATGTTATGTTGCCAGCGGGAATTGAAGGCTTGACAAAAATCTTTGTTCTTGAAAGCACAGGTGGCGGAACAGTGACAATTCAGGTAACCAATGCCGGATGGGCAACATCAACGCCTGGTTCAATTAGCTTGACAACATTGGGCAGTGGATGTACACTAAGATACACTAATGGACGTTGGTTCTGTGTAGGCAACAACGGTGCTCTCATTTTATGATGGACCATCCATTGATAGGTAGCCTATCTGACTTGACGAGTGATGAAATCTCTGCTAAAATAGCAGAGTTAGGAAAAAAATTAACTTTCGCTATGCGATCAGGTAATGCACAATTATGCAATCAGATCAGATTGGCCCTAGTGAATTATCAGAGCGAATACAATGATCGTTTAACGAAAGAAACAAACAAATTATTTGACGAAGTAATTGATATTCAGTGAACCGAGACGACTATGATCAATTCATTTTAAATGAATTTGATCTTATTGACCTACTAATGAGAGGACGAAGCTTCGTTGATCTCTCCAGATGTATAGTTGATGATGAGTTAAATGCAAGTTTACTCAATTGTCAACTATATCAGCCCATCACAATAAGTCAAAAAGAGTTTGATGAAAAAAATCAAGCTGAATGGCGTATGCCTGAAAAATATAAAGACCTTGATATAAAAAGATACATAATAGACAAATGCATCAATAATCAAGAGATTGAGCGATGCAATTCAGAATTGATCCTATATAAAGAAAAAAATCTATTAGACGTGCTTAAATATATGGTATATCTGGTTGATTTAATGAGAGATAACAATATTATTTGGGGGGTAGGCAGAGGATCAAGCGTTAGTTCGTATGTTCTATTTAAGATAGGACTACATAAAATCAATTCAATTGAATATGATTTAGATATCAAAGATTTTTTAAGGTAAAAATATGTCAGACAGAGTATATAGAACAGCAAATGGAAAGTCCTTGGATTTTGGTGCGTTGACATTAAAACAAGAAAATGTCACCGCTGTTGGTAATATGAAGGGCGACAAAAAGAAAAAAATGGTCGGTGACAAAAAGCCAGAAGAAGCTCGGCATGGTCGTTTATTGAAAAACAAGGAACAGAATAGTAAGAAATTGTATATGCGCGAGGTGCCACCATCGCCTACTATCAAGAAGCTCATTGAGCTAGCTGAAAAAGAGCTAATCAATATGCCGGTATTGCCCAAGCTTCCTGAGATTGACTATGTAGATGATCAACCACAAGAGATTTCGTTGCAAGATGTTGATTTTTCAACGATCAATGCGGATGAACAAATTGAGGCGATTGCCGATCAGATGATAGAATCGCTAAGTGATATAGAAAAAGAAGAACTCCTTGCTATTGAAATGGAAGATGATATTGAGGAACCTATTGAGAATCTATCTGGGTTAGCTGCGGCGATTGCAAGAACGAGGAGATCAAAATGACAGCAGCCTTCTCGCCTCATAAAATAGTCTATAAAAATTTTGAAGCTATCAACAATGATGTTATCGTTGAAAGCATGGTGTTTGATGAGCGAATCACTCAATCAGGCTTGGTGTTGCTTAATGACAACGGAACAAGTTTGGGAATCAGACCAAGATGGGGCCGAGTATATGCAATCGGACCAAAGCAAAAAGAGATTAGTGTGGGTGATTGGATTTTAGTTGGTCATGGAAGATGGACTCGCGGAATTGAGATAGAAGACGAGTCGGGAGTAAAAACCGTTAGAAAAGTAGATCCAAATGATATTATGTTGGTCAGTGATGAATCGCCTCAGGATGATACGATGAGCACAGCAGTTCACGTAGCAAAATCTTCTAATTAAAACGCTTGACAACCTCATTATGGTAGTGTAGACTAAGTGCTACTATCACAATGAGGTTATTTTATGTCAAAACTATGGGTTGAAAGTCATCGTCCGTCAACATTGGACGGTTATGTTTTCGCTGATCAAGCTCAAAAAGAAACGATTGAGGGCTGGGTTAAAGAAAAATCTATCCCCCAGGTGTTGTTGTCGGGTGGTCCAGGTTGCGGAAAAACAACACTTGCCAAAATTCTCGTCAATCTATTAGAAGTTGACCCATTTGATTTTATGGAAATCAATGCCTCAAGGGAAAATGGTATTGACACTATCCGCGATAAAATCACGAATTTCGTTCAAACAATGCCTTTCGGCGATTTCAAGGTAGTATTACTTGACGAGTTTGATTTTTGTACACCAAATGCACAGGCAAGTATGCGCCACATGATGGAAGCATATCATCAAACAGCACGATTCATCCTTACGTGCAACTACCCTCATAAAATTATTCCGGCTATCCATTCTAGGTGCCAAGGCTTCCATATTGATAAACTTGATGCAACCGAGTTTACAGCCAGAGTAGCTACTGTTCTTGTAGAAGAAGGTGTTGATTTTGATTTGGATACTTTGGACAATTATGTTAGGTCCACTTATCCTGATTTAAGAAAATGCCTCAACAATCTGCAAATGAATTCAACCGGTGGAAAACTGATTAGCCCACGTGAAAATGATCGTTCTTCTTCCGATTGGAAGTTATCGGCTGTTGAGCTATTCAAGTCAGGTAAACCAACCGAAGCAAGAAAACTAATCTGTTCATCGGCGAGACAAGATGAAATGGAAGAGATATTCAGGTGGTGTTATGATAACTTGGACTTATGGACAACGGATGTTTATAAACAAGATGAAGCTATCATCATCATACGAAATGGATTGGTAAACGTGCCGTTCATCAGCGATCAGGAAATAAATCTGAGCGCAACGCTGGTAGAATTAGCTCAACTAACACGTTCTTAAAAACAATATAACCAAAGGTAAAAAATGAGATATTTTTCAATTACATATTATAAAAAAGCGAATGGTCAATTTGATGAGTCTGTTAAGATTCTGAAAAATCTGAAGACTAAAGATGTATCAGAAGCCAATCTGATTATGGACTTTAGAGATCAAAAAATCATTAAAGCTATTATTGATAGTAGTGTGGTATCAAAAGATTGGGATACTATCGTGGGCTATTACTACGAACATTATAAAAATGTTATGGAGAGGCTATTTCATGAAAATGGTCATTCCTTGCCGGAAAAAACCGAAGAACTCACCGAAACTACAGAAGAATAACTTATTCGGAGATTTGTAATGGGATACGGTGGTAACTGCTTCTTGGGCGATCCCGATAGTATTGATTTGTGGACAGAAATCATTGACAAAATACCCGATGAGGTATTTCTAAATCCAGATATTAAGATACTGAATGTTGCTTGTGGATATGGAACTGAGTCGATAGTGATCGTTCGCCGAATGCGAAAATTAGGCTTTGAAGATGATTACATAAATAATCGCATATATGTTCTTGATAAGGCAATATGGGCAACTAATCGCATGATGTTGCATGGCCGGTTCAAGAATGTCATCAGAGCCGACTTTTTGACATGGGAAACAGATATGAAATTTGACATCGTGGTAGGCAATCCACCTTTTGGAAAAAATGCCAATTTAGCTATGAAATTCCTAAATCATGCAAAAAACTTTTCCGACGAAATTTATATGATTTTGCCCAAAACTATGCGTAAAATATCATACGTTAATCGAATTGATAGGCATTTACACTTGATACAGGATCACGATAACCCTGATAGCTCATTTGGTGGCGGTATTATTACATGTTGGCAACACTGGCGAGTTGAGTCGGAAAAAAGAGCGATACATGAACGATTCACTACTCATCGGGATTTTAAATTCGTTGATAAATCTGAAGCGAATGTTTTTGTTGGTCGGGTTGGAAATGGACCATGTGCAAAAGTTAAGACTGAAAATTTCCTACACTACAAAGCAGATCATTACTTTTTAAGAGTTGCTAATGACGACGTAACGGAAAAATTAAAAAGATTGTATCCTTTACTCAGGCGAGCAGCATGTGAAACTGTTGGTATGCCATGTCTATCAAAGCATGATCTGATAAAAATATATATTGAAAATTGATGTTGCATGGCCGGTTCAAGAACGTAATCAGAGCCGACTTTTTGACATGGGAAACAGATATGAAATTTGACATAGTGGTAGGTAATCCTCCGTTCCAAAGCACCAAAGCGGGGGGCAAGAGGAAGGATCAGGCAAGCAATCTATGGAGCAAATTTTGGATTAAATCAATTGAAGTTGCGACAGATAATGGGATAATATCTTTGATTACACCGACTTCTTGGACTTCGCCTTCGGATGATTTTAAAGTGCCAGATAAACTTCATGAAGAAACAAGACTTTGGAATATATTTAATAGATACAGTAGTTTAGCTGATGTTACATCTATTGCGAAACATTTTGCAGGAGTTGGATCAACTTTTGGTGTAGTTATCGTCAACAAAGGTGGCACTGATGGATTGCGATTTGTTAGTGGAGAGGACACAACATTGGGATTCTTGCCAAAAAGCGGCCATCTCAGAGTTGCAACAGAACTAAGCGTAACTGATAATCTAGTTAGAGAGTTCAAGATAGATCAGTGTAACACGTCCGATCTTAGAGTATGTGTTCCGTTGACCAGGTCTGCGAGCAACGAGAATATCGTAATTCTCAACGGAAACTCGGCCCCCAATATGGGATCATCCGATCATAGATTGTATGTATATATTCATGTCAACACTGAACCAGAGGCTCAAAAAGTAAAGAAAAGATTAACGGACTGTATTGATGTTATAAATGTTCATTGTCGCTTTAGTGGATTTGCCAACATAAAAACCATAAAAATGATAAAATATTAAAAAAAGATTGACATTTAGGAAAACATTATGTACAATTCTCACATGGTTAATGTTATGGAGAGGCTATTTCATGAAAATGGTCATTCCTTGCCGGAAAAAACCGAAGAACTCACCGAAACTACAGAAGAATAACTTATTCGGAGATTTGTAATGGGATACGGTGGTAACTGCTTCT